TGTATATATGATTTAGTATTGCAGTTTGTAAATGTAATGTATGGAAACAGTGCTTTCGTATGCTTACGTTAATGTAAGTGTGCGGAGGCACTGTTTGTCTAAAAAAACACATCACACGTTATGAGTGCTGTGATGAGGGAGCTGTTCGATAAATGGGAAACTATTTATGGATTGTCTTTGATTTCAATTTCTACTGAATAATCAACATTTTTTGAGTTGAGGTCTGTAAGCAGGATAGTATTATTATCAAAAGGAACTATTTCAATGTTGCCTTTTCTTTTGCATTTATCAATAAGTAAAAATTTCTTTCCATTTTGATCTGTACAAACAGCATATAACAGCTTAGGCACTTTGAGTTCATAAACTAAATTCGTAATATATGGCTGTACCCATTCTTCATTTCTTTCAGAAATTCTGATATTTAATTCTTTTGATTCATCACTGATGCGTTGTTCAAAATTCTGCTGCATATATATTTTTTTGAATTTTTTGTTGTTATAATAATCCATAATCAATACATATGGCAGGAGCCACAAACCATAATCAATGAAGCCCAGAAAAGCTAACCATTTAATAGGAGAGAAAAGAAATGCAACAGCAAGAATAAACCCACCGAAAAATGGAAATCCAGATATGTGTTTTTTGCTTTTTTTGCTTTGATATAATGCGGCATATGTAGCAGCTATCAAAAATACTCCGATTATTCCAAGCGTTATAGTCATGAGCCATTCTTGCATAACAGTTTTTCCTTTCTGAAAAATTCAAATAATAGTGCTGCGATAAGTGATCTGCTCGATAAATGGGAAGTAATAGTTGAGATAAATCTGATTAATATATATTGAAAACTGCTTTTAAATAGGCAGATATTCCGCCTGAAACAATGATACAAATTAAAGCAAGAGCTATATATAAAGCGATTATTACATACAAGTTTCGTTTCCCTTTAGTGATTGTTTTCCGAAAAATATAAATATATGATGGTAAAGATAATGCCAACCATATCAACAACTCAATGCAGCCAAATAATATTGAAACATCTTTTTCAGAGCCTAAATTATAACTATATCCTTTTGAATGACCTGTTATATCAAGAAAAATCCAGCCAAAGCATATTGGAAACGAAAATGCAATAATGCTTGTCCAAAGGAAATTAAGGCAATATATTATTCTATTTTTCATTCCTGTACTCCTTATCAACTGCTGATTTGTCGGGCAGTTTATTCCGACCAATTTCCAAAACCATTATACCACATCTAATCAGCGGTTCGTCCTTTGTTTGTATTATTTCTTTGCAAGATCTTTTATAACTTCTCCTGCCACGATAAGTCCCACCACTGACGGAACAAATGCTGTTGAGCCTGGAATATCACGGCGCACTGTGCATTTTCTTGCTGTGCCAGGAGGACAAATGCAGTCCTGACGGCATGAAATAGCCATATCTTCTATCGGTCTGATAGGCTGTTCCTCTGAGTAAACAACTTTAAGCGACTTTATGCCTGCCTTTTTAAGCTCTCGTCGCATGACTTTCGCAAGAGGGCAGACCTTTGTCTGATAAATGTCTGCCACACGGAATGCTGTAGGGTCAAGCTTGTTGCCTGCACCCATTGAGGATATAACAGGCACGCCTGCAGCGTCTGCTCGCTTTATTATCTCCAGCTTACCTGTAACAGTGTCAATGGCGTCGATAATGTAATCATACTGAGTAAAATCAAACTGATCCGCTGTGTCAGGCATATAAAAACACTTGTATGTGTTCACCTTTATGTCAGGGCAGATGTCGTGAACACGCTCCTCCGCCACGTCTACCTTGTATTTTCCTACTGTTTTTCTTGTGGCAATTATCTGACGATTGATGTTGGTCAGACACACTTTGTCATCATCTATAAGGTCAAGCTCGCCTACACCGCTTCGTGCAAGGGCTTCAACTGCATATCCGCCCACACCGCCTATGCCGAAAATCGCAACCCTGCTGTTGCTGAGCTTTTCCATTGCTTCTTTGCCGAATAAAAGTTCGGTTCTTGAAAACTGATTTAGCATATAAACACTCCTGAATACTGTTTTATTCTTTTATGATAACATATCCAAGCCCTTTTTTCAAGTGCATTTTTGCCTGCTTTTATTAATTTTCTGATAAAACCTATATGTATTATATAATATCTTTGTTACAGTTTTCGACCGCATTTTCGTTGCGTTTTTATCGAAAATGTGCTATAATATTATATGTGATAATACGCAAAAAGTAATAAAAAGGATTGGTAAAAACATGGACATTAACAAGACCCTTGCGGAAGAATTTAAGCTCAGACAGGAGCAGATAGACAACACTGTTGCACTCCTTGATGACGATAAAACTATACCATTTATTGCACGATACAGAAAAGAGCTTACAGGCTCGTTGGACGATCAGGTGCTTAGAGAGATCGCTGACAGGCTCACTTACCTGAGAAATCTCGAAAAACGTAAAGGCGAGATAATCTCTTCTATCACTGAGCAGGAGAAAATGACAGACGAGATAATGTCTGCTATCGAAAATGCAAAGACCCTTGTGGAGGTGGAGGATATCTACAGACCTTTCAAGCCGAAGCGTAAAACAAGGGCTTCGGTGGCAAGAGAAAAGGGGCTTGAACCACTGGCTGAACTTATCCTGACCCAAGATAAGAAATGCGACCCGCAGGTCGAGGGGTCAAAATTTATCAACGAGGAAAAGGGCGTAAAGTCTGCGGACGAAGCTTTGCAGGGTGCAATGGACATAATCGCAGAGGATATCTCTGATGACGCTGACCTGAGAAAGTACATAAGAACGCTGTTTTCACAGATAGGCGTTATAAGCTCGAAGGCGTCTGACGAGAATGCCGAGTCAGTGTATGAGAACTATTATGACTACGCTGAGGCTGTGGGAAAGATAGCAGGTCACAGAGTTTTGGCTTTGGATAGAGGCGAAAAAGAGGGCGTCCTGAAAGTATCAGTGAATGTCCCGGAGGGCGCAGGGGAGAGAGCCTGCGTGTCAAGATATGTGAAAAACAAGTCAGAGTGTGGACAGCTTGTTACGGCTGCTTGTGAGGACGGCTATAAAAGACTTATTTATCCGTCCATAGAGCGTGAGATAAGGGCGGAGCTTTCGGCAAATGCTCAGGAGGGGGCAATAAAGGTGTTCTCTTCAAACCTCAGACAGCTTCTTATGCAGCCGCCTGTTAAAGACACTGTTACCCTTGGTCTTGACCCGGGATATGCTCACGGTTGTAAGACCGCTGTAGTGGACGCTACGGGCAAGGTGCTTGACACTGCCATAATCTACATTACTCCGCCAAAGAAGGATACAGAGCGTGCTAAGCGTATTCTGACGGGCTTTATAAAGAAATATGGCGTTACGACTATCTCCATAGGCAATGGCACTGCTTCAAGAGAAACGGAGCAGTTCACAGCCGAGCTTATCAAAGAAATTCCGCAGAAAGTTTCTTACATGGTGGTGTCTGAGGCAGGCGCTTCCGTTTACTCCGCTTCCAAGCTTGCGGCTGAGGAGTTTCCTGAGTATGACGTTTCACTGCGTTCAGCAGTATCAATAGCACGCCGTTTGCAGGACCCTCTTGCAGAGCTTGTAAAGATAGACCCAAAGGCAATAGGTGTTGGACAGTATCAGCATGATATGCCAAAGGCGAGAATGGACGAGGCTTTAAAGGGCGTTGTTGAGGACTGCGTAAACTCAGTAGGCGTTGACCTTAATACGGCTTCATACTCATTGTTGTCATACATATCGGGCATAAATATGACAGTTGCAAAGAATATTGTTTCCTACCGTGAGGAAAACGGAGCTTTCACCGAAAGAAAGCAGCTTATGAAAGTTCCGAAACTTGGCGCAAAGGCTTTTGAGCAGTGCGCAGGCTTTTTGAGAGTGCGTGGCGGAAAAAATCCGCTGGATAACACGGCTGTTCACCCTGAGTCATACAAGGCAGCACAGGCGCTTATTGACAGGTGCGGGCTGAGCCTTGCGGACATGGGTGACGTAAAGCAGATAGCTGAGAAAGTCAATGCAATGGGTATGAAGAAGCTTGCCACAGATATCGGCATTGGTGCTCCCACGTTAAAGGACATAGTAGGGGAGCTTGAAAAGCCTGGTCGTGACCCTCGTGACGAGCTGCCGCCACCGCTTATGAGAAGTGGCGACATTATGGATCTTAAAGACCTGAAACCGGGCATGGAGCTTATGGGCACAGTGAGAAACGTTATAGACTTCGGAGCGTTCGTTGATATCGGTGTTCACGAGGACGGTCTTGTACATATTTCTCAGATGTGCGACAGATATATAAAGCATCCTCTTGAGGTCGTAAAGGTCGGTGAGGTAGTTAAGGTTTGGATACTTAACGTTGACCTGAAGAAAAAGCGTATTTCGCTTACTATGAAAAAGCCTAAGGTGTAGGGATCCAAAACGAAATAAGTTGGAAAAGACCTAAATAAGTGGGACGTTGGTCTTACACTTTTGCGGCAGACTGAAGGGCTGTGAGAACAGCCCTTTTTTGTTTGCCGCCAGGTGTGGTCTTGACGCAGGGAGCTGCGATACGCCTTATGGCTTGACCTTACGGTATAATTATGGTAATATAAAATCGTACATAGACTATGTTATAAAAGGACGTGAAAAAATGCGGATCGCAGTTTGTGATGATAATGCTGTTTTTCTTCAGTTTTTTAAATCTATGCTGGCAAATGAACTTGAATCAAGGTCGGTCAAGGCTGAAATAGAAACGTTTACCAAAGCTGAGAGCTTTTTTTACTGCCATGGGAAAAAGCCTTTTTCGGCTATATTTCTTGACCTTGATATGCCTGAAATGACCGGTTTTGAAGTCGCGCGGCAGCTAGGTCAGAATGGTAATTGCTTTGTGATCTTTGTGACAAGTCATCAGGAGCTGGTTTATGACAGCTTTAATTTCAGACCGCTGAATTTTATCTGCAAAGATCCTGACGCTGATGTTATGAAGGATAGGCTCCATATGGTAGCAGGACAGTTGACGGACGCACTGAAGCAGGAAAAGACAGTGGTTTTGGAGAATAGGGAGCAGGGAAGGATCTCTGTAAAGCTTCGGGATGTAACTTATATAGAGAGCAATAGCCACAGCATCATATATCATTTTGCAAATAATAAGGATACTATTGCAGTCAGAGATAGCATTGGCGAGATAGAAGAAGCTTATCGTAAATTTGATTTTATACGGGTGCATAAAAAATATATCGTCAATCTGAAATATGTTTTTAACATAAGCCGTTCAAATGAAACAGTGATCTTCAAAAGCGGTTCAGAGCTTCCCATGAGCCGAGGATATAAGAATGCAGTTGACGACGCTTTGACTGAATATCTGAGGAGAAAGTGATGACTATTACATTGTGGACGATATTTGAGATCTTGATAAACTTTTATCAGGGCGGTCTGGAAACATGGTTTATATATAAATTTCTTACGCCAAGATCTCATGAAAGGGCTAAGATATGGGCTGTTATATTTGCCGTTTGTGAAGGCTGTCTGGTCACTGCTTTTAATTATTTCACTGTATTTGAGGGCTTTGGAAGTGCTTTGTACTGGGCAAGTCTGCTTGTTTTTGCGTTTTGCTTTTTTAGTGACAATGCAGTAAAGAAATTTCTTTCCATATCCCTCTCGCAGGTTGCGATCTTGTTGATAACGTCATTGGAACTAAATGTTGTATCGTCATTTTTTAAAATATCCCTCAGAAAGCTTGTGGTCGAACAAAGCTTGCTTAGATCTGTGACGCTTATAATGATCCAGATCTCTATATTCATTGTATTTAGATTAATACTGATGGCCTTTAAACATACAGATGATTATACGGCTTCAGATTGGGTGACGATAATTGCAGTGCTTATTATTTCGTTTTTCCTCGTTATGGTAATACATGAACTGTCCCTTTCGTCAGACGGTGGCCATAAGCTGTATATAAATCTGTCATATATGCTTGTCTTTGTTCTTAATATACTTATATTCTGGATAATAAATTCTTTGATAAAAAAGAATCGGAAGCTCAAGGAAATGGAGATAGTCAAACTAAGAGAGCAGTATCTTGAGCAGTTTATCGGAAACGCCGAGTCGCAATATGACGCCATGAGAAAACTAAGGCATGATATAAAAGACAAATATGAAACGGTCAATGAACTGTTGAAAGTACAAAAAATAGATGAAACGAGAAAATTTATCTCAGAAAGCTTTGACCTTATCGGGAAGTCGGAGTCCTATGTTAAAACGAAAAATAATATTGTAAATGCTATCGTTAACGCAAAGCTTACAATGGCTTCTTCCTTGGGGATAAAAATATCATGCATAACAGTTTCAGATTTTGAGGGAATAAAGGGAACTGACCTTTGCGACCTGTTGAGCAACACGTTGGAGAATGCTATAACGGCATGCAAGGAAATAGCCGACGACGCAAATAAATTTCTGTATCTGAAGATCGACCGAGAAACGGATACATATACGTTTTTGATAAAAAATTCAATAGATCATTCTGTTATGGATAGTAATCCAAGGCTTACGACCACAAAGGCTGATAAAAAACGGCATGGTCTGGGGACCTCCATAATCAGAGAGATAGCAAGAAAATATAATGGCAGATGCGATTTCTATGAGTCGGAGGGAATGTTTTGCTGTCAGGTAACATTGATGGCAGATACAACGGTCCTGAACTAATTGTTCTGGACCGTTGCTGCATTTCGTGACAAAAACCTGCAACTCATTCCAAAAAGCTTGACATATTGCTGTTATTCTAGTAAAATTCAAATTAGGGTAAGACAAAAGCGAGGCGGTAGTTTATGGATCTTGTTGTATCGGGTATACTTAATTTTTTGACCGAGCAGGAAGCTATCGGCAAAGCAGATGAGGTACAGGATTTTTATCGGTATGGCATAGAAATAACTATCTCATCAATGTTAAACATTGTGCTTGTATTGCTTATGGGAGCATTAACAGGGCATTTGCTGGAAAGCATAATATATTTGGCAGTGTTTATTGCTGTCAGGGTTATTACCGGAGGGTATCATGCAGATACATATTTCAGATGCAATCTGCTGATGTGTTCGACATTTATTGCTACAGCTTTTCTTAATGACAAGGTATGCGGATATATAAATATATGGGTGATAGCTGCCTTTGTGGTGTTTGAAGAGATAATAGCTTTTGTATTCTGCCCTGTGGAGAACAAAAATAAGCCTATAGAAAAAGATAAAAAGCCAAAGTTCAAAGCGATGGGAATGATAGTTTTTCTGTTGCTTGATCTGTTTGGCGGGGCGATTATCAATAGATATCAGATGGTTGGATCTATGATCTTATTAACAAATCTATTAATTGCAGTTTTAATAATATCAGCGAAGATCAAAGAAAAGAGGTGTGATAAGAATGAGATCATTTAAGAAATTGCTTGCCAGCCTTATTGCCAGAGCGACTAAGAGAATGGGTATAGCTGCCTGCGGATGTGCATCAATGTATGGTGGCTATCAAACTAAAGAGCCAAAAAACATTTACAAGAATTAAGCGTAAAGCTACAAGAATTACGATAAGCATTACAAAGTCTTTATCATTTCCCCTTTAAATCTTGTGATACTTGTAAATGAGGTAACATTAGCAGGAAAATAACTTCCTGCTGGTGTTACCGTTTTTTTATTTGTAGTGATTTCAAGTTTATGACAGTGAGTAAATTTGCTTTTAGGCAACAAAAAAATCCGCCCTACAAAAGGATGCGCTGTACTATTCGGTTTTCAAAGAACGGGCGGAGGCTATAGAGAAAGCCCCCTCACTTTCCATGCTGAAAAGTTGAGGGGGCTACAACCAAGTTTTTTTAATTTTCTAAAAGATTTTTGCCTAAGGCATAAAGAAAAAGCGCCGGAGATTGCCGTTCCCATTCGGCTGGGGATACACGGTCAGAATGTGGGTGTCGCTTGCCGCCTTTCGGAAAGGGACTTGCTGGCAAGCTCGCTTTCAGGAAAATAGGCGGTGGCGGAATGATCCGTCACCGCCTATTGTGTTTAGGCTATTTTGATTTCGGAAGCGTCGGCTTATTTAACCTTGGATTCCTTTCTCTTTTTGCCGCTTACGCCCAGCAGAGTCAGAACGCCGCACAGAGCAGCCAGCCAACCGATGTGGTTGCTGCTGCCACCGGTCTGAGGACACTTGGTGGAGTCGTCATTTCCTGGCTTATTGGTGTTATTATCACTGCTGCCTGTATTGTTGGTGTTGCCGCCGTCGGGGAGCTTGTCTATGACCGTATTCTCGCTGCGCTTGGCGCCGCAAACGGTGCATTCCTCGTGCTTGATGCCGGTGGCCTCCTTGGTAGCGGCCTTGTCGATCACCCACTGGAAGCTGTGTGCTGTCGTGTCGGCCTTGTCGCCACACTCGCACTCATGCCAGTGGTTGGTGCCGTCATACTTCCACTCTGTACCGTAGCTGTGGGTATGATTGCTGCCTGTTGCGGGGATCGGTGCGGTTTCAAGAACCTTCTTGCAGACGGTGCATTCCTTATGCTTAGCGCCGTCGGCGGTTTCGGTAGCTGCTGTGTCAACGATCCACTCGCTGGCGCTGTGAGCCGCAATATTGGCCTTATCGCCGCACTCGCACTCATGCCAGTGATCGGTGTCGTCATACTTCCACTCGATGCCGTAGCTGTGGGTATGGCTTGGAGACGCATCCTTATAGGTGGCCTCGAGCTTCACATCATTGCTGGGCATGGTGAAGGTGGTAGTCGCCTTGGTGGCGTCTGCCAGAGTGACATTGCCCTCCAGCACGACCCACTTGTCAAAAACCTTGCCTGCCTCCGGTGCGTCCGCCGTAACGGTCACAACGGTGTTCTGCACGATCTTGTCCGTGATAGGTATCCCTGCGGCAACGGAGGCCGTGCCCTTGATGACCGTGACCGTGAACTCGGTCGCGGCGGAGCTTCTGACGAACCTTGTCTCGCCGCAGTCGGCGCGCTGGCAGGTGTAGAGAATTCCTTCGCTCTTGCCCTGTTTTGCGGGTTTGCCGCCGTCCCAGTCGTGGCTGAGCTTATTAATGACATGACCGTAGCGGATAATCTGTCCGCAGCCGGCTGTGCACTGCTGGTCGCCGCTATAGCCTGAGGTGGTGCATCCGGGCTTAACCTCATTGATCAGCTTGTAGTTATCGGCAATTTCGTGGAGGGACGGGGTTGAGACGCCCTTCTGCGCGATCCTGTCGCACGATGTGCAGTACTGGTTGCCGGAATAGCCCCTCTCTGTACAGGTCGCCGTTCTTACATCCCGCAGTTCAAGGGGACCGCTATGTCTGAAGTCGCCGATCTCGCCCTTTACGGTGCCGCCGCAAGCCGTGCAGCGGTAGTCGCCCTCATAGGCGCGGTGTCGGCAGTCGCCCGATTTGGCGTTATAGCGTTTTCCACCATGGCTCGCGTCTGTGGTTGCCGAGTTGGCCGTGCCGTAGTAGTACAGCGGCTGCAGTGAACCGCTATGACCGGCGTTTGCAGGTGGGTAGATATCCGAACCGGCACTGATGACATGGCCGCAGTCTGCACAGGCGGTGTCGCCGGTATAGCCCTTACGGTCGCAGACCTGCTCCTTCGCATTGAGCACCGTGGTGCCGCCGCTGTGGTCACAGCCTGCATAGACAGGCTCAAAGAAGAAACTGCCGCCGCCGGGGGCACCCATGGCGCTGAACTCTGGGATTGTGCAGCCCCACTCGAGGGCGGAGCCGTTGGTCACCAGCTTGAACAGGGTCTTCGCCTCATTGGTATTCCAATTTCTGGTAACAGGTATGATGTCATACTCATTGTATTCGCGGCGATACTCCACCTTCCAGCCGATGGCTTTCTGACCGGTTCTCTCCTCGGGATAAAGCCTGATCTTGTCGCCGGGCTTGACGATCATACGGGTTGCCCGACCGTTTTTCACCGTCACAAGGGCGGTGTCCTTTGTCCAATGATCGGTTCCCTCATCATTATCCTTGTCGATTTTCGTCTTTGTATATTCGCAGATGCTGCATTCAGCTTCCATGCCGCCTCTGCCACCCTCGGTATCGGGGTTTTTGACCACATTCCAGCGGCCCCAGCTGTGGGGAACCATGATGAATTCCTCGCAGCCGGGAACCTTGCACTTTTCGGGGTGGGCATAGTCGGATTCAAGGATGAGCTGCTCCACCGTCTTGGTCGAGCCGCCGATGTTGAAGGTATACTCATAGATACTGCCGAAGCCGGTGCAGTCCCAGTTCCAGCCGTAATCATGGACATGGCTCTTTATAGTAACGGTATAGTCGCAGACGGAACATCTGAGCACATCGACTCTGCCGCCGCCTACCGCGTCAAGGCTTCTGTCAAGCACAAAGGTATGCGGGAAGATGCGCTCCTTGGAGCCGGTGGTCATATAATGCGCTTCGTATTCGCCTGCTTCGAACAGGCACGGGAGCTTGTGGCCGTCGCACTTCGGGTCGCCGCCCACGACACCGTCATGGGTAACCCCATGCTTATCGACCCAAGTGACATTGTATTTCGGCGTTCTCTCGCTGTCTTCCGTGGGCACACGCACACCCGCCTGCTTGTGGCTGTAGGCATGGGTGGCAGTCAGCTTTGCCTCCGCCGTTTTCATGGTGTCCGAAGGGTCGCCCTTTCTGCCGATGACGCAGTAGTAGGAGTAGTCCTCCTGGCAGGCCTGGGTGGAAACCGGCATCTTCAGTGTGGAGGTCGTCACACCCGTGTAAAACCTACCCTCTGGCAGCTTGTAGGGCGCCACCGTAGGATTCTCATTATTCTTCCGATACCACTGATAGGTCAATTCGTCGCCCTTCAGGCTCTTTGCCGAAACAGAGAAGGTGACTGGGTTATTTTCATAGAACAGCAGGCCGTTTTCCGGCTCTTCGTTATAATCATCGTAGATAGAGGTCTTACACTTGACGCCCCTCGGCTGGCGGTTGATGACGATGGAGCTGCCGCTGATGTAGCCGCAGACCTTGCACACGCCATTGACGTCAAATTCATGGTTGGTGGCATTCAGCTTTTTATCGTCACAATAGCGGCAGGGGTGCCAGTGCTGCGTTCCGTCAGCCGCCCAGGTGGCGGAGGCTATGTGGGTATGTCCGGCGCCGGAATGCTCCGTCTTCAGATGATCCTCAAAATCAGAGTCGCTGAAGCACCAGTCGTCATGATCGCAGCCCATAGCGCTTACGGCATCTCGGCAGCAGTCCTTGCAGCGCTGATCGCAGCCGTCCTCGCAGGGATCGCTGTCGTGGAAGCACAGGCCGCAGTCTTCGCAGAAGTGATCCGCATAGTCCGTGTCCATTGCGCACATTCCCTCGGAGCAGTCGGAGTTGCCCTCGCAGCACTCCTTGCACAGTTCGCAGGTTTCGCAGAACTCGTCCTCGTCCTCCTTATCTGTGACCCAGCCGTCGCAGCCCTGACAGATGTGCTCGTCCCACTCGGCACTTTCCACGCAGGTCTCGCCGTCCGGGCAGCCGCCGCCCTCGGAGTTATCTCGGCAGCACTCAAGGCACAGGCCGCAGTCCTCGCAGGACTCCTGGTTCAGCAGGCATTCCTCACACTGCTCGCAGGATGTGTGGCAATCGATACAGTGGATGACGCCGGTATCATCGTCGTCCACGCACTCGTCCACCGAACCGAAGCAGCTGTTGCAAAGCGAGCAGTGCATCGGGTCGCTGTCATCGTTTGCGCAGTCATCGCAGAAGCCGCAGGAGTCGCAGATGGTTATGGAGCAGCAGGGACCCTTATAGCATTCGCCGCACAGCTGGTCATCCTCGCCGATGTAGCATTTGCCGCAGGTGGAGCAGTGCGTTTCCTCCATGCAGTCGGCGCACTTGTAGCATTGATCGCACCAATAGGTTGTATTGAACAGACACTCACCACAATCGTTGCAGTGGAATTCAGCGAAGCAGTCGGAGTTGCAGTCAACAGTGCAGAACCCACAACCGTCGCACATATTCTCACCCCAGTGGTAGTGGTCGCAGTAGATACAATCTGTGCCTTGGTCGTAGTCCTCCCAAAAGGCATGGGCGGGAAGCTCCAGACTCGGCATCAGTGAGAGCAGCATCACAAGCGCCAACAGGACGCTGGCGACGCGCCTTCGTTTGTTCGTTTTTGTCATACTATTATTCCTCCCTCATAATTATTTTGAAGATTTTTATGCTTTTTGTGTTGCCTGATTTAAACACTGTCGATGACCGAAGCAAAGTAGTTTTCGGATACCGAACCGAAGAGAAAAGCGTCTATCAGACCCTCGCGCTTTGCCTGCCGTACCTTTTCGGTCAACTCTTCATCTGTATCATCATCCACAAAGAGAATGACACGACAGCTTTCCGTGTTCCGTTTTACCTTGTCACGGATCGCCATTCGTTCTTTGAACATCCATGGCGAATACGCCTTGACCTCCATTAAAAGCACATCCGGTCGATGCGTTTTGCACCACTCGGCGGTTGCGTCCGGCGACTCGGAAATCACAACTTGGCAATCGTCCAATTTTTGCATCAGCATTCGCTCCATGGTGTGCGCATGGATATCGCTTTGAATGTCCAGAACGATTTTTTTCATCATTCATCACCACCTTCTAAAAGCACAATCCTAATCTTACATTATCTATTATACTGATTTTTTGGCGTTTGTCACTGGCACTTGTGCCAGTAACAGAAGAAAGATCTCGATTTTTTCAAAAAATTTTTGCCTTTTGGGCGCGAAAAACCCCTTGACCGTACAGCCAAGGGGTTCAGTTTTGCTTATTCGTCTTTTAAGGTGATCACCATGAGCTTGTTTTCAATGGCGGTTGCAACCAGCGCTTCTCTGCTTTCAAAGCCGCTCTTTTCCACCATATCGTCCAGGTTCCAGCGAACGCCGTTTTTGGAGATGCCCAGCTTATCGGCAATTTCCTGATAGGTAAAGCCCTTTATATAAAGGCGTAGGATGTCTAACTGCCGGGGCGAGAAGACATCGGACATCGTACCCTCCATTTCAATGGCCGGAGCGGTATCGGGGAATACCTTTTCGCCTGCCAGAGTGCGCTTTACCACGCTCATCAGCTCCTCTGTTCCGTGGTCCTTATACCACAGGCTGTCGGCAGCACCCATTTTGGCTCTTTGCAAAACTTCGGGATCGACAAGCGAGGTAGCCACAACGATTTTGATTTGCGGAAAAGCCTTTTTGATGCGCTCTGCGGCGGCAAGACCGGAATGCTTATGATGCGTCTGCACATCCATAAGGACGAGCTTTACGATGGCGTCGCAGTGCTTTTCCGCTTCAAAGGCGTCACGGAAAACGCCGACAAGATGAAATTCGCCGTCTGCCGCAAGACAATCGACAAAGTGCTTTTGGATGTATAGATCATCTTCTACAAGTATGGTGTTTATCATAGGCTCATCTCCTTTGCGGGAATCGTAATCAGAAGAGCAAAGCGTGGATTGTGCGAAATATGCATTTCACCGCCTGAGCTTTCAATACTGCGGCGAAGCGTTGACAGGCCGCTGCCCTCCTTTATCGGCTCTGTGGGTATTCTGCCGTTGTTGGTTATGGTAACATCATAGCGTTCGCCTCGCTGGGCAATGCGGATATATACCTCATTCCCGTCTGCGTGCTTGATGCAGTTGGTCACGCACTCCTTGGCGGCAGCAACGGTCAGCTCCTCGGCTGCGGTATCACGGGGCAGGTAGCCGTCGATTTTTACAGCCACGCCAAGCTGCTGTGCAGTTCTTTTTACTTCGTCCATTGTGCTGACAGAGGTGACACGGTTGCTTGCCAGCATACCGATGGCATTTTGCAGCGCCTCAAGCTTTCGCTCGGTATCCTCTCCGCTGTCTATGATGTCACGTATGGTCAGGAGGCTTCGCCCGATGGTATCGTGAATATAGACCTTTAGGTCAAGGCTTTCCTTCTCTTTGACATCGTTCTCCATGCGAGCGTACATCTTCCTGAGCTTTCGATTGACTTCTGCCAGTTCTTCATTTATTTCCTCTTGCTTTTGGCAGCCGTTATACAGCTCGGTTACATTGTGCGCCGTTATCTGCTGCCAGCGGTCATCGCTGTCCACGGTGATATTTTGTGTGCGAAACTGCCAGACGGTCTTGTCGGGCAGGATGTAGCAATCATCCTTGACGGTTACGGATCTGTCCGGCACGCTCAGGGCATTTTCCATATCGCTTTTGATTTGCAGCTCGTGGCCGCAAAGGGCAAAGGAGAGCCTGCGCATACGGTTGTTGCACAGGATGATCCTGCCGTTCGGGTCGGCAAAGCAGATGCCCATAGGCAGCTTATCGGTTGCTTCCTTAATGGAGAACGGCGAGAGCTCGTTCTTTTTACGGCAGTATTCCCGCGGCAGAGCAATGGCAAAGTGAACTGCCGCAAGGAAAATGGCAGCGGCAAATATCAGCCACGGTGCGTCCAGCAGAAATGCGTCCCCGATATTATCGGGATCTGCCTGAGAAACGGAGAATAGCAGCGGAATCATCACCGCCATGACTGCCAGACTCAGCAGGCTGCGCACAGGCTTATTGCTGCGAAGAAGCTGATACATAAACAGCCCGATCTCAAGGACGATCTCCACAAGCATGATAAACGGCAGCATGGTCTGCCAAAATTCAGGAAGGGAAGAAAATGCACTCATTTCCTGTCACCTTCTTTCGCTTCAAATACAAGGTGCTGGTATTCCTCGTCATCCTCTTTTTCACAGCGGATACAGTCTCCGCTTACCAAAGCGGAAAGGTCGGCTTTGCAGCACACATTCAGTGACAAGCGCAAGCCGTTTGCCTTTATGAGGCTTACCTGTATGCCTGTTAAATTCAAAATGTCGGCTTCAATAACCGATTCATAAAAATCAAATACAGCAGTCGCCGTTTTGCCGGAGAGCATGGAAAGAGACTCGTCCACATAGAGCGAGCTGCGGACGCCCAACAGCTTCAGCGTTTGGAGGGACTCATTAAAGGCACGGTGGAGTTCCGTTTCCGCTATTTTAATATCTCGGTCGGTAAGGAGCGTCAGATGCTTGCGACGTTTAATATAGCTGCACAGCACGGCAATCTCGGCAAGGAGCGTTTTGGCACTGTCGGGATCGGTGCTTGAGATTCGGCGGTATTCCTTAGTGAGCTCTGCAATGCGGTCAATCTGCGTCTGTGTAGCGGAACGCAGGAGATCATACAGGCGGTTTTGCTCCTCCACCTTGCGGCGCTTGGCTTCACGCTTGTATTCATAACGGAGCATTTCGTTCCTGTCGGCAAGCTCGTCTGCAAGAAGCTCGGAGTCCTCCTTGATGTCACGCAAAGCCGACACATCCTCTGTCCATACGGCATAGCCGCCATCAATGGGCATGGTGTGAACGGTCAAGCCGCCCATCGTCACAGGGCTTTGCTCGGCTTTTTTCATCGTTTCCTTTGAGATAGGCGCAGTGTTTACAGCTGCATACCGAACGGTAAAGTCCTTGTCGGTGATCTCTGCCGATGTGTCGACAGAGGAGGCAAACAAGTCCACATAACGGCTGTTTGAATGTATATATCCACAGGCGATGCAAAACTCAAAGGTCAGAATATACATCACACTTTGGAATGCGGCAATATCGCCGAACAAGTGGAGCAGCCAATCCGCACCCGCATAGTAAAGCACGCTGTAAACGATCGTCAGCAGCATAGGAACAATGGGCAGAAAGTGGAGCCTTCCTTTTTGCACACGGCATTTGAAAAACATAATTACGAGTGCGGAAAAGGCACACAGTACCTGCCAGCCAACAATAATGAAGTAGCCTATCGAGTAGCCGTTGTTTTTGTCTGTCCACACGGCGGCGTCCTTCGGAAAGGTAAATACGAATTGGTGCAGGTCATTTGTGAGTACGAGCAGAAGCAATGTGCCGGAGATGATCCACAGAATCGACATTCCCTTGGGGAATTTGTATTCGTCCGGCTTTCCCAATGACATGGCGATCAGCAGCGCCAGCATAGGCACAAACAGCATGGGCAGATAGAACAGATACCACAGGTAACGGACGGCATCCGGCTGCCAGAATATAAAATACTTTGCCGAACGGACTACCATCCATATGATGAGCAGTACAGCGGTGAACGTCATAAACCTGCACACCTGCTTTTGCACGATCCGCTGACGGACGGAGAGCCCCCAGGCGGCGAACAGACCGATATAGATAAAGCTGCGCAGATAGGAAAACAGCATCGGGTAGAAGCTGCCCCTGCCCACAATTCGGAAGCAATATGCCAGTATCACGGCAAGTACAGCGATGCCGCTTGTTATGATAGTATTCTTTTTCTGTTCGGTCATAAACAGACCCCATTTCGCCTTCATTCGTTTTTGTTTACCTTTGGGTAGCAAAAAAGCCCGATATATTCGGGCTTTTCGCAGGAGACATCTTTTTTTGTCTCCACATTATGGCGTTCCCGAGGTGATTCGAACACCCGACCTACCGCTTAGGAGTATGGCTTACCATGTGATACACGGTTCGGATGTAACTTCCAATATCATCCCTTACGCAGAATGACTTGTAGTAAACGAACTTTATGGTGCAAAACACCTATTCTGACGCAGTTTTATGTGTCCGTTGGGTGGTCCTATTAGCAAATTCTTAGCAAGAGGACACCCAGCCAAAGCCGATTGCTACTGCCATTCTTCACTCCCTTAGTCAAAATGACAAGGCAAATACATGGAGGTTACTATGGACAAGAAAGAGAAAAAGTCACTGCCGGAACCGCGCACATACACCGTGGAACAGATTGCGGCCATGCTCAACATCGGCCGCACAACCGCATATCAGCTCGTCAAGCAGGAGGAGTTCAGGATCGTCCGCATAGGAAATGCAATCCGCGTTTCAAAGAAATCTTTTGACGAGTGGCTGGAAAGTTTGGAATTGTGAATATCGCAAGAAACGCCGTAGGCTCAAAAAACCTATGGCGTTTTTTTATACCCATTTTGAAGGAGGCTGGCAATGAAACTGACAGAAGCAGAAATGAGGATGGTGTTTCAGATTGAAAGTACCAATCAGAACGCTGCCCTGAATGAGATTTACATGACATGGCGCTATGCGCCGAACCCGGCAACGAAAGAAACGGCGGAAGGCCTTCTGGACAAGCTCCGCCCCCTGTCGGATCAGGAGTGCATGGATTTGATCCGTAAGGTGCAGGCCGAATACCGTCTGCCGGAGAAAGCCCGCACCATCGGGGAAATGCTGGCAGAAGCCAGGCAACGATCCGGGGCGCAGAAGTTATCCGGCCATGACATTATGGCTTTGGAGCGTTTCGACCCGGCAACCAGACACATGATCGTCTTTGATGTTCTTACCCATGACTCGCCTGTTGGCTGGAAGGGTGAGAAAATGCGCCTGTTCCTGACCGACACCGGATACAGCAAGGCTTTGGAAAATCAGGAAAAGGGGCACATCAAAATCCGTAACCATGCGAAGGTGCTTTCCGGCGACCTCCACTATGACCATAAAGACCGTGAGAGGTAGCCGACTGAAAACTGTATCAAAATCAGTGGGATATCTTCTGTTTTTCCCTCTGTGGCTTGCGTTCTGAACAGGGCGTGGATGTTTTCCCATGCGGGAGAAAACGGAGGCATACAGACGGGTAAACCGCTCAAAATCAACACTTTTTATTTTCACAGGAAGGAGGTGCGAAGATGGCTGTTTTTCGTATTGAAAAGACCCGTGATTATACGGTCATGTCGAACCATCACTTGAAAGATCGAACGCTGACTCTGAAATCCAAAGGGCTGCTGTCCATGATGCTGTCGCTCCCTGACGAGTGGAATTACACCACCAGAGGTCTTGCGGCGATCTGTCGGGAAGGTGTGGACAGCATCGGTGCGGCGTTGAAGGAGCTGGAAACCCACGGGTATATCCGGCGTACACAGCTTCGGGATGAAAAAGGCAAGATCACGGATACCGAGTATGTGATTTACGAAATGCCTCAGGGCGAGCCGCCGTCAAGCCCAGGTACGCCTTTACCGGGTACGGCAAAGCCATATACGGAAAACCCGGATATGGGTATCCCGGATACGGCGGAACCGTGTACGGAAAACCCCGCACAATTAAATACTAATCAAACAAAGACTGATTTATCAAGTACGGAGATATCAAATCCTATCCAATCAAATCCCCCTACCCCCACAGGGGCAAGGATGGGAACGGATCGGATGGGAGCCAGAGAATGTTATCGTGAAGTGATTTTGGATAACATCGAGTACAGCTATCTGGTGCAGGACAATCATATCGACCGTGAGCAGCTTGACGAGATTGTTGACCTGATCGTGGATACCGTGTGTTCTGCCCGCAAAGTCATCCGCATTGCCGGAGACGATTATCCGGCGGAGGTGGTAAAGTCCCGGTTTATGAAGCTGGACAGTTCCCATGTTCAGTATGTTATGGACTGCATGAAGGATAACACCACCTATGTCCGCAATATCAAGAAATACCTTCTGGCGGCGCTGTATAACGCCCCGACCACCATCAACAGCTACTATTCTTCCCTGGTGCAGCACGATATGTACGGGGATGGGCAAAGGGGGCGAGGCTAAATGCAGGAGGAAGTAACGCGGGGCGCCGTGACGCTCATTGTTGACGGAGCCAAGCTAAGTGAGCAGGTCTTTGAAAAGGCCGTCAAAAAGTTCCTGGAGGAAATCCAGAAAAGCCAGAAGCCCAAAATCTACCGCGGCAGGCAGAGCCTTAAACAGCTTGCCAGCCAGAACGCCGGTCTTGCCAATATCGAGATCAGTGACAAGAATATCAAGGCTTTCTCCCGTGTGGCGAAGAAATACCATGTGGATTTTGCCTTGAAGAAAGACACCTCCGCAGAGCAGCCCCGTTACCTGGTCTTTTTCAAAAGCCGGGACGCGGATGCCATCACAGCGGCATTTCAGGAGTTTGCCAGCCGGAAAATGAGCCGTGAGGAAAAGCCATCCATCCGGGAGCGGCTGACCCAAGCGAAGGAACAGGCGGCGGAGAAAACGGAACACCGCACCATTGACCGGGAGAAAGTAAAGGTCAAAGATCGGAGCGTGCAGAGATGAATATGAAAAAACTGTTTTTGCTGAACCTTCCGTATCTTCTGTTCGTGTATCCCTTCGATAAGCTGGCACAGGCTTTCCGGCTTGCGCCCGGTGCTAACCTCTCTGGCAAGCTGCTTTCTATCGGGGACGGCTTCACGGCAGCATTTTCCTCACCGTGGCTCAGTTTCCATCCCACGGACCTGCTGATCGGCATAGCCGGTGCGGTGGTCCTTCGCATGGCGGTCTACCTGAAAGGCAAAAACGCCAAGAAATACCGCCACGGGATTGAGTATGGTTCTGCCCGCTGGGGTACGGCGGCAGATATCGCTCCCTACATGGACAAGGACTTTTTCCAAAACATCCCCATGACGCAGACAGAACGGATTACGATGGCGAGCCGCCCAAAGCAGCCGAAGTATGCCAGAAATAAAAACATTCTGGTGATCGGCGGTTCCGGCAGCGGCAAGACGCGGTTCTTCTGCAAGCCGTCGCTGCTGCAAGCTCATTCATCCTATGTCTGCACCGATCCGAAAGGAACCTTGCTGCCGGAGATTGGCACTTTCCTGGAACGGAAAAAATACCGTATCAAATGCCTCAACCTGATAAACTTCCGAAAATCCATGAGATACAACCCACTGGCCTACATTCGGTCAGAGAAGGATATCTTAAAGCTGGTGAACGCCCTGATTATGAACACGAAGGGCGAAGGCGAAAAATCTTCGGAAGATTTCTGGGTCAAAGCGGAGCGCCTCTATTATTCCGCACTGATCGGCTACATCTGGTATGAGGCCACGGAGGAAGAAAAGAACTTCATCACACTTCTGGACCTTATCAATGCCAGTGAAGCCAGAGAGGATGACGAAACTTATCAAAGCCCGGTGGACCTGCTCTTTTCTCAGTTGGAGGAACGGGAGCCGGACCACTTTGCCGTCAAGCAGTACCGCAAATTCAAGATGGCGGCGGGCAAAACCTTAAAATCCATTCTCATTTCCTGTGGCGCCCGGCTTGCTCCCTTCGACATCAAGGAGCTGCGGGACCTGATGGAATATGACGAACTGGAACTGGATACCCTAGGCGACCAAAAGACGGCGCTGTTTGTGATCCTTTCGGATACGGACAGCACTTTCAATTTCGTGGCCGCCCTCATGTATAGTCAGCTTTTCAATCTGCTCTGCGACAAGGCGGATGACTTCTACGGCGGGCGGCTGCCCGTCCATGTCCGTCTGATCCTGGACGAGTTTGCCAACATCGGCCAGATACCGAACTTCGATAAGCTGATCGCCACCATCCGAAGCCGTGAGATATCGGCTTCTATTATTTTGCAGTCGCAGAGTCAGCTAAAGACCATCTACAAGGACGCGGCAGATACCATCGTCGGTAACTGTGACAGCACCTTGTTTTTGGGAGGCAAGGAGAAATCCACGCTCAAGGAAATTTCGGAGCTGCTGGGGAAAGAGACCATTGATCTCTATAACCAGTCCGAAAACCGGGGCAGTCAGGTTTCCCATGGCCTCAGTTATCAGAAATTAGGAAAGGAGTTGATGACCCAGGACGAATTGGCAGTGATGGACGGCGGCAAGTGTATCTTCATGCTGCGGGGCGTGCGCCCGTTCCTTTCGGACAAGTACGACCTCACCCGGCACCCGAATTACAGATACACGGCCGACGCCGACCCTAAAAATGTCTTTGACATGGAACGGTACATGAAGAAGCAGCGTGCCGTGGTAAAACCCACGGACACCTTCGATGTGTACGAGATTGACGCAACAACTTAACCCAAAATCAAAAACATTTTTTAGGAGGATTATTTTATGGAATTTTTCAACAGCGCAGTTGGTGTTTTGCAGACTCTCGTAGTGGCCCTGGGCGCAGGTCTTGGTATCTGGGGCGTTATCAACCTTCTGGAAGGTTATGGCCAGGACAACCCTGCTTCCAAAAGCCAGGGTATGAAACAGTTGATGGCCGGCGGCGGTGTCGCCCTCATCGGCATCACCCTTGTACCTCTGCTCTCCGGCCTGTTCGGTTGATCGTCCGGCGGTGATCGCTTATGGGCGGCATACTCGACAAACTCGATGAATGGCTCCGAGGGCTGCTCATCGAGGGGATCACGGGAAACCTGTCGGGCATGTTCGATACGGTCAATACCAAAGTAGGCGAGATCGCCGGTGAAGTGGGACAGACGCCGCTGGTATGGAACAGCGGCGTCTTTTCTATGATCCGAAACCTCTCTGAAACGGTGATCGTTCCAATCGCCGGGGTTATCCTGACATTCGTAATGTGTTATGAGCTGATCCAGCTTGTGACAGAGAAAAACAATCTGCACGATGTAGACACCTGGATGTTCTTCAAGTGGATTTTCAAGACCTTCTGTGCCGTTCTCATTGTGACGAACACATGGAATATCGTCATGGGTATCTTCGATGTGGGGCAAAGCGTTGTGAACAGCAGCGCGGGCGTCATCATTGGGAATACCTCCATTGATATCAGCAGCGTCATCACGGATATGGAGGCGCAGCTTGAAGCCCTGGGCACGGGAGAACTGTTCGGGCTGTGGTTCCAGTCCCTTTTCGTGGGGCTTACCATGAATGCCCTTTCCATCTGTATCATGCTTGTCATCTATGGTCGCATGATTGAGGTGTATTTGACGACTTCCGTTGGACCGATCCCGCTTGCCACTATGACGAACCGGGATTGGAGCCATACAGGACAGAACTACTTGAAATCCCTGTTTGCATTGGCGTTCCAGGCATTTCTAATCATGGTGTGCGTGGGAATCTACTCTGTTTTGGTACAAAGTATCGCCACGGACGGAAACATCTCAGGCGCGATATGGGCCTGCATGGGCTACACGGTCCTGCTGTGCTTCGCCCTGTTCAAGACCGGCAGCCTCTCTAAGAGCCTGTTCGGAGCGCATTAAGGAGGCTTGATAAATTGGCGTATGTAACCATTCCAAAGGATTTGACGAAAGTAAAATCCAAAGTGCTGTTTGGGCTTACCAAACGGCAGCTTATATGTTTCGGAGCGGCGGCACTCATCGGAGTACCGCTTTTCTTTTTGCTCAGACGCACGGCCAGCAACAGCGCCGCCGCGTTCTGCATGATTATCGTCATGCTCCCGTTCTTTCTACTCGCCATGTATGAGCGGCACGGCCAACCCCTGGAAGTGGTGGCCGGACAGGTCATCCGCTGTATGTTCCTACGGACGAAAGAACGGCCTTACCAGACAAACAATTTCTATGTAGCCCTGGAGCGGCAGGCCCAGGCGGAAAAGGAGGTGAAAGCCATTGTTCAGAAAGCGAAAGCCAGAGCCGCAGGCACGGCAGGCGGCAAAACCCGCGGTAAAGCTGACCGCCGCAGAAAAGCGTGAAATCAGCAGTATCCTGGAAACTGCCAGAGGCGACGGCAAGGTACATTCCGCGCAGGATACTTTACCGTTCCGCCAGATGTACCCGGACGGTCTGTGCAAGCTGGACGACCACACCTGGTCGAAGTGTATCGAGTTCGAGGATGTGAATTATCAGCTTGCGAAGCCCGACGACCAGACGGCAATCTTTGAAGCCCTCTGCGATATGTATAACGCCCATGACGCTTCTATCGGGATGCAGCTCTCCCTTGTGAGCCGCCGCATGAACCGGGAAGATTTTGTGAAGCGTATCGAGATTGCGGCGCAGGGAGATCACTTCGACCATATCCGTGAGCTTTACACGCAAATGCTCCGCAAGCAGCTTGAACGGGGCAACAACGGTCTTATCAAGACAAAGTACCTGACCCTCACCATCAAGGCACGGGACAGCAAAACCGCAAGGGCACGGTTTTCCCGGATCGTCATGGATGCCCTCAACCATTTCAAGGTCATGGGCGCTCTGGCAAAAGAGCTTGGCGGCAAGGAATGGCTGGAAATGCTCCACGGCATCCTGCACCCGGACGGGGAACGGTTTGCCTTTGAATGGAACTGGCTTGCCCCTTCCGGCCTGTCGGTCCAGGATTTTATCGCACCATCTTCCTTCCGCTTCGGTGAAGCACGGAAGTTCACGATGGCGGATAAATTCTGTGCCGTGTCCTTTCTGCAGATCAGCGCACCGGAAATGGATGACCGTATGCTCACCGAGCTGCTGGATACGGACAGCGGGCTGCTTGTCAGCCTCCATATCCGCAGTATGGACCAGAACGAGGCGATTAAAACGGTCAAGCGGAAGATCACTGACATTGACAGTATGAAGATCGACGCGCAGAAAAAGGCGGTGCGGGAAGGTTTCGATATGGATATCATCCCCACTGACCTTGCCACCTACGCAGGCGAGGCAAAGAATATCCTCCGTGATCTGCAAAGCAGAAATGAGCGAATGTTCCTAATGACCTTCCTGGTGGTGAACTTTGCGGACAGCAAACAAAAGCTGGAGAATGACCTTCTCCGTGCGGCAAGCGTGGCGCAGAAATATAACTGCTCCCTGGTGCGGCTGGACTTTCAGCAGGAGGACGGCTTCGTGTCGGCTCTGCCCCTGGGTGTCAACCGCATTAAGATACAGCGCGGACTTACCACTTCGGCGGTGGCGGTGTTCGTTCCCTTCACCACACAGGAGATTTTCCACGGCGGCGAAGCTCTTTACTACGGGCTCAATGCCACTTCCGGCAATATGATCCTTGCTGACCGCAAAAAGCTGAAAACGCCCAACGGCATGATCTTAGGTACGCCCGGCAGCGGCAAGAGTTTTTCCGCAAAGCGTTCCATCGTGGGTGTGTTCCTGAATACAAAGGACGATATCTTGATCTGCGACCCGGAGGCTGAATATTTTCCGTTGGTGAACCGTCTGGAAGGACAGGTCATCAAAATCTCACCTACCAGCACGCAGTATGTGAATCCTATGGATATCAACCTCAATTATAGCGAGGACGATAACCCGCTGGCGCTGAAATCCGACTTTATCCTGTCATTCTGCGAACTGGCGGCAGGCGGACGGAACGGTCTGGAGCCGGTGGAGAAAACGGTCATTGACCGTGCTGTGCGGATCGTGTACCGCCCCTATATTGCAGACCCCCGCCCGGAGAATATGCCGCTGTTGGAAGATTTGTATGACGAGATCAAACGGCAGCCGGAGCCGGAGGCGCAGCGGATCGCGGCGGCACTGGAACTGTATGTGCATGGCAGTTTGAATGTTTTTAACCACCGCACCAATGTGGATATCAACAACCGCATTGTCTGCTTCGATATCAAGGAGCTGGGAAAGCAGCTCAAAAGCCTGGGTATGCTGGTGATCCAGGACCAGGTATGGAACCGTGTTTCCCAGAACCGGGATCAGGGCAAATCCACCTGGTACTTCGTAGACGAGTTCCACCTTCTGCTGCGCGGCGAGGTCGGTGCCTGGAGCGTGGAGATTTGGAAACGCTTTCGCAAATGGGGCGGTATCCCCACGGGGATCACGCAGAACATTAAGGACCTGCTTTCCTCCCCGGAGATCGAGAACATCTTTGAAAACAGCGATTTTGTGTACCTTCTGAACCAGGCCAGCGGAGACAGGAAGATCCTCTGCGAGCGCCTGAATATCTCCAACCAGCAGGCGGCGCATATCAGCAACGCAGGCCCCGGCGAGGGGCTGATCTTCTTCGGCAATGTGATCCTGCCTTTTGTGGATGACTTTCCGAAGGACAACGAACTTTACAGCATTATGACAACAAAACTTGGTGAAACCGGGAAAGGAGAAAACGAACATGAATGATCCCCGCTATTTGCATACGGAAGAAAAACAGGAGGGCGAAACCTTCTTTGATGTGATGAACCGTCTGATTGCCAGAAGCAAGGCGGTCACGGCGGATATGGAGGCGGTCCTTGCGGAGCTGGAAAGTGAGATCGAACCGTTCCGTGCGCCGAAGGACCATGAATAAACTGACCCATGTGAGCCTGTTTTCCGGCATTGGCGGTCTGGACCTGGCGGCGGAGGCTGCCGGGTTTGAAACCGTCTGCCAGTGTGAGTGGGCGGATTTTCCGCACTCCGTTCTCACCGCACGATGGCCGGATGTTCCCAGGTTCCGGGATATTACTACTTTCACGAAGGAGGCGTTTTTTGAAAAAACAGGACTTGAAACAGTTACCGTTATCTCAGGCGGCTTTCCCTGTCAGCCCTTCTCCACCGCCGGAAAACGGAAGGGCTTTGCGGATGAACGCTACCTGTGGCCGGAAATGTGCCGCGTTATTACCGAGCTGCGGCCCCGTTGGGTGCTTGGGGAAAATGTTGCTGGCTTCATCAATATGGGGCTCGACAAAACGATCTTTGACCTGGCAAAAGCGGGATACGCTGTTCTCCCATTCGTATTTCCGGCTTGCGGTGTCGGCGCATGGCATGAGCGCCAGCGAACTTTTATCGTCGCGGCTGATGTTTCCCACACCCCTTGCTTCCGACAACAACACCGCCAGGGACGCGGCAAGCCTGGATGTGTTCCTGTCGGACAATGGGATATTCCGCAAGAGGAACCGAAACGGGGCGATCTGGAGCCTCAGCCTGTCGGCGGCGGTATTCTATCTGACCCCGGTGGCGTCGGACGGTTTCCGCTCAACCTTGAAGCCGTCGGCCTTCGATCCGGCGAAGAAGGACGGGAACCTGTCGGCGCAGATCATCTCCCAGGAGCGGCCGGTGTCCGAAACGGCGGCGCTGAATCCGGATTGGGTGGAATGGCTCATGGGCTTCCCGAAAGGATGGACGGACGTATCCTCTGGGCCGCCGAACCGGAAGGAATCCCCCGCATGACCGAGCGCATGGATGACCGGGCGCTGCGGCTGAAAACATTGGGAAATGCGGTCTGCCCGCCCCAGGCCTATCCCATTTTCCGCTATATCGCCATGATCGAGAATGGCACCTGCGGTGACTTCTGCCCCTATGGAAAGGAAGGTGATTGCCTATGAGGGAACTGAAAGCGACCAATAAGATCACGCAGAAAATGACCCGTGACGGTGCGGTATCGGAAAACCTTGCCACGGGAGAGGTGGAACATATCAGCAGCCGGGAGCCGGAAACGGAACTGTCCGCTTCTTCGGAAGAATCCGCTGGCGCTGCGGCTGACCTTGCCCTGCGTGCGGCGGAACACCATGAGAAGAAAAGCGCACGAAAGGCGGAAAAGGCTGACACCCAGGCGGTGCGGGATGGTTCTGCCGCAAGGCAGCGCCCGTCCTCCCGTCTGCAATTTACCGAGGAAGAACGTGCCGATCCCACACTTGGAAAGTACATCGACCGTTCCGACCGTGCGGCGGACAGGCTGGACGCGGCAAAGGCCGCTATCCCCACAAAGAAAGTTCTCCGTACCGAGCGTGTTTTTGACGAGACAGCCGAAAAAGGCAAAACGCAGCTTCACTTTGAAGAAGTGGAGAAACGCCCCAACGGACGCCTGCGGCACAATCCGCTTTCCCGACCGGTCCATGAGATTATCCACGCCGCCCATGCGAAGGTGCATGAGGTGGAACAGGAAAATGTGGGTGTTGAGGCTGGACACAAGGGCGAGGTGCTGACGGAACGCGGGCTTGCCTACGGAAAAGGCAAAGTCCGTGCCGCCGTCCACCATCACCGCACAAAGCCCTGGCGTGACGCGGCGAAGGCAGAGCAGGCTTCTTTTAAGGCAAACGCCGACTACCTTTACCAAAAGGCACTGCATGATGATCCTGCATTGGCGGCTTCTAACCCGGTATCCCGCTTTCTGCAGAAACAGCGGATCAAGCGGAACTATGCAAAGGAACTGCGACAGGCAGAGAAAACAGCAAAGAACACAGCGGCCGCGGCGAAAAGTGCGGCGCAGAAAGCAAAGGACGCCTTCAAGGAAACATTCCTCTACATCAAACACCATAGCCGGGCAGTGCTGTTGGTGATCGGCATTGGCGCCTGTGTTGCTCTGCTGTTTGGCGGGGTATCTTCCTGTTCCATGATGGCAGGCTCCGGTGTGGGCGGTGTATTTACTTCCTCTTATCTCTCCGAGGACACGGATATGCTGGCTGCGGAGGCGGCCTACTGCGAACTGGAGCAGGAGCTTCAATATGAGCTTGACCACTATGAGACTCTGCACCCCGGATATGACGAATACCGTTTTGATCTGGACGAGATCGAACATGACCCTTATGTGCTGATCTCCATTCTCACGGCGTTCCATGAAGGTGTGTTCACCATCGACGAGGTTCAGGAGGAACTGCAAATGCTCTTTGAAAAACAGTACATCCTGACGCAGACCGTGGAAGTGGAGGTGCGCTATCGGACGGAGACACGGACAGACAGCGAAGGAAACGTCTATGACGTGGAAGTACCATACAACTACTATATCTGCAAGGTGAAGCTAGAAAACTTCGACCTATCCCATGTGCCGGTCTACATCATGGACGAAGAAACGCTTTCCCTGTATGCGGTCTATATGGCAACGCTGGGGAACCGGGAAGATTTGTTTCCAGGCTCCGGCTATGTAGACAAGTACACCAAACCACCCACCACCTATGATATTCCGCCTTCCGCACTGGAAGATGAAACCTTTGCAGCGCTCATTACCGAGGCGGAGAAGTACATCGGCTATCCCTATGTCTGGGGCGGCAGCAATCCGAACACTTCTTTTGATTGCTCCGGCTTCGTATCCTGGGTGCTGACGCAAAGCGGCGTCTGCAATACGGGCAGGCTGGGAGCCCAGGGGCTCTACAATATTTCCACCCCGGTATCCTCTGCCAACGCAAGACCCGGCGACCTGATCTTTTTCGTCGGCACTTACGATACACCGGGCGTTTCCCATGTGGGTATCTATGTGGGCGGTGGAAAAATGCTGCACTGCGGCGACCCCATCCAGTATGCAGATATCAACACAAACTACTGGCAATCTCACTTTTACGCTTTTGGGCGACCGCCCTACAACTAAAAAACGATATGGAGGTAATTTGATTTATGGCAACGACACAGAAGATCCGCAATGACATTGCGAAAACCAAAGAAAAGATCGCGGAACAGCAGAAACGCCTTCGTGCGCTGGAGGCCCAGCTTGCGGAGGAAGAAAATCTGGAAATCGTCCGCATGGTGAAAGCCGTGAAGATGGATAACAAGGAACTGACCGCCTTCCTGAAAGCCTATGCCAGCGGTATGATCTCCCTGCCGGAAGGTATGCTGCAGGAGGGCAACACCGAGAATGAGGGAACGGAGGGATACGAGGATGAAGCATAACTTTATGACAAAAATGGTATCGGCTCTTTTGGCGGTGGTGCTCAGCACTGCCGCTTTTTCTATCACCGCCTTTGCCAGCGGCGGCGAGGAAACCACGGAGTCCGTGGCTGAACAGGAAACGGCTGGGGATGTCTCTGATCTGCTTTCCGCTCTGGCAGGCAGCCAGGTCACGGTATCCGTCACCGAGGATGGTATCCAGTTCAGTTCCGGCGAAAATGACTCCGGGCAGACCGGCACCGTCACCACGGGCGGCGGCAATCTGAATGTCCGCACGGGTGCGGGAATGGATTATACCGCCTTCACTCAGCTTCCCAACGGAACGACCGTGAAGGTGATCGGCACGGACGGCGACTGGCTGAAGGTCATCCTGCCGGAGAAAGTCGGCTATGTCTATTCCGGATACATGACGGTAAGTGACGGCGAGGCTGGCTCTGGGGAAGGTTCTTTCTCTCTGGACGCGGAAACACTGGAAAATCTGCTGGGGATGCTGGGCGGCGGTCTGAATGGCGGTGCCGCTTTGACGCCGGACGGAAACCTGTCGCTGATCGACGATATCGGTAGCCCTACCACCAATGGCAAACAGTTTATCACAGTGGAAACGAAGAACGGCAATGTGTTCTATCTCATTATCGACCGTGACGACGAGGGCGAGAAAACCGTGCATTTTCTGAACCAGGTGGATGAAGCCGATCTCATGGCGCTCACGGAGGATGGAGAAAAGGCGGAAACACCTATTGTCTGCACCTGTACGGAAAAGTGCCAGGCCGGAGCGGTCAATACCGCTTGCCCGGTCTGCGTAAAAAATCTTAGTGAATGTGTTGGCACAGAACAGAAAGCTGCGGAGCCCACCGAACCGGAGAATCCGGAACCCGAAAAGAAAAGCAATACCGGGGCGATCCTGACGGTGCTGCTGATCCTTGCAGCCGGAGGCGGCGCGGCGGTCTATTTCCTGGTGCTTAAACCGAAGCAGGGCAAGAAAGTTCCCGCTAATCTGGATGATTTCGACCTGGAGGATGAAGAAGAATACCTAACCGAGGACGAGGAAACGGAGGAAAAGAATGAGTAAACTGATTATTGCGGAAAAACCGAGTGTGGCAAAATCTATCGCGTCGGCCCTGGGTGCTTCATCCAGGGCCAATGGCTTTTATGAGGGCAGCGGACTTCTTGTATCCTGGTGCGTGGGACACCTGGTATCCCCGATGGATGCGGGCGGCTATGACGAGAATTTCAAGAAATGGCGCTATGACGATCTTCCCATTCTGCCGGAGCCGTTCCGCTATGTGCTGGCACCGGGCAAGGAGGACGCTTTTGAAAATCTTCGCACTCTGATGAACCGCCCCGATGTGGATACCATTGTCAATGCCTGTGACGCCGGACGTGAAGGGGAGCTGATCTTCCGGCTGGTGTATGAAATGGCTGGATGCCGCAAGCCGGTCCTCCGTCTTTGGATTTCCTCGATGGAGGACAGCGCCATCCGGGAGGGCTTTTCTGATCTGCGCCCCGGCGCCGATTATGAAACCCTGTATCAATCTGCACTCTGCCGCCAGAAAGCGGATTGGCTGGTGGGGATCAATGCCACCCGCCTTTTCTCCGTCCTCTATCACCGCACCCTGAATGTAGGCCGTGTGCAAACACCCACGCTGGCAATGCTGGCGGAGCGTGACGCAAAGATTACACTGTTCCACAAGGAAAAATATCATCTGCTGCGCCTGACACTGGATGGAGCCGAGGCGGTGTCGGAGAAGTTCACCGATCCGGCGGAGGCGGAACAGGCAGCGGCCATGTGCAAGGGTGCGGCCGTCACCTGTACCTCTGTCACGAAAGAGCAGAAAAAAGAACAACCTCCGAAGCTCTATGACCTTACCACCTTGCAGCGTGAGGCAAACCGCCTGTTTGGATACACAGCGAAGCAGACCCTTGACTACGCACAAAGCCTCTACGAAAAGAAGCTGCTGACCTATCCCCGCACAGACAGCCGGTATCTGACCTCCGACATGGCAGAAACGGCCTCCTGCGTCATCCATCTGGCGGCGAAGGTGCCGCCCTTTGACGGGATCAGCAACTTCTTCCCGCTGGTGGAGGCCATGATTTCCGACAAGGACGTATCCGACCATCACGCCATTATTCCCACGGTGGAGATTGAAAAAGCGGATATCAAGGCTCTGCCCCTGGGCGAGCGCAATTTGTTCCTGCTGGTCTGCTGCAAGCTGCTGTGTGCGTCGGCGGAGCCGTATGTGTATGAGGCGGTCACGGCAACTTTTGATTGCGGCGGTTATTCCTTCGCCGCAAAGGGCAAGCGTATTCTCTCCGAAGGCTGGCGGGAAATCGACCGCATTTTCCGCGCCTCCCTGAAAGAAAAGCCTGCGGACGGGGACGGCGGTACACTCCCGGATTTCACCGAAGGGCAGATTTTTGACGGCGCAGAGGTTGCTGTTACCGAGCATTTCACCCAGCCGCCGAAGCCCTACACCGAAGATACTCTCCTGTCCGCTATGGAGAACGCAGGCAAGGATGATATCCCCGACGAGGCGGAGCGAAAAGGTCTTGGAACGCCTGCAACCAGGGCGACTATCATCGAAAAGCTGGTGGCAGCCGGATTTGTGGAGCGCAAGGGCAAGAGCCTGATCCCCACAAAAGCCGGTATCAACCTTGTCACGGTCCTGCCGGAGCCGCTGACCTCTCCCATGCTTACCGCAGAATGGGAACAGAAATTGACGGAGATCGCAAAGGGCAATGCTGACCCGGATACCTTCATGGACGGTATCCGCACGATGATCCAGGAGATCGTGTCCACCTATTCCTGCATTTCCGAGGATGGCAAAAAGCTGTTTGCCCCGGAGAAGGAAGTGATCGGTACCTGCCCCCGCTGCGGCCAGCCGGTTTATGAGGGCAAGAAGAACTTTGCGTGTTCGGATCGGTCCTGCGGTTTCGTCCTCTGGAAAAATGACCGCTTCTGGACGAGCCGCAAGAAGGAGCTGACAAAGAAGATGGCAACGGACCTTCTGAAAAAGGGACGTACCAATGTCAAAGGAATGTGGTCTGAAAAGAAACAAGCTGCTTATGACGCTGCGGTGATCCTGGATGACACAAGCGGCAAGTATATCAATTTCAAGCTGGAATTTCCGAAAAGAAAGGAAGGTGTCAATGGCAGAAAATAAGACTTTAGAACATTTACCCGAAGTGAGGGCGGCGGTGGCTGCCCTCTCCCCGGTGGACCGGGAGTTGCTGGCGGCGGTGCAGGCCTCGCCCTTCAAGCTGACAGCGCCGGAGCAGTTCAAGGAGTTTGCGGCCAACATCGACTATTTCGTATTTGAGCCCAATATCCACGATCTGAATGATCTGGGGTGGCGGTATCTGACACAGCACATGGATATGCTGCTGCCCCCGGAACTTCTGAAAGCGATCGACCCTGTTCCGTTTGGCAAGTACGCCATGCAGGAGGAACAGGGGCATTTTACGGAACACGGATATATTTCTCTTTCCGGCGACGAGTGGGTGCATGAACGCCCTGCGGAGCCGGAGAAAAAGCCCTCCATCCGGGAACGACTGGAACAGGGCAAGAAGGAATGTGCAGAGAAAAGCAAGGCGCAGCCCCATAAAGAAAAGTCTGCGCCGGAACTGTAAGGAGGTGCTGATATGCCATATTACGATCACGACAAGGATTATCCCTTTGCCGCCTTTATCACCAATCTTGGGAAGTACAATGAGGGCGAGCTTGTGGGCGAGTGGGTGAAGTTTCCCACCACCGCCGAGGAATTGAAAGAAGTGTTTAAGCGGATCGGGATCGGTCAGAAGGATGACTTCGGCCAGCCCTATGAGGAATGGTTCATCACGGACTATGACTGCTATGTGGACGGTCTTTACAGTAAGCTGGGTGAATATGAGAATCTGGACGAGCTGAATTATCTGGCGTCGAAGCTGGATGAAATGGACCAGAGCGATTATGCGCGGTTCCAGGCCGGTATGGAAATAGGCGATCATTGCGGCAACCTGCAGGAGATCATCAACCTCACGGAAAACTTGGACTGCTATGATATTTACCCTGATATCCATGACTATGACGATCTGGGGCGTTATTACATTGAGGAACTGGAAGTCACTCAGGTTCCCGCCCACCTGCAGAACTACATCGACTATGAAGCTTATGGCCGGGATGTGGCATTGGAGGAAAACGGCACTTTCACCGATCAGGGCTATGTGCGGGATACCAGAGAAGCCTTCCATGAGTATTATGACGGCGAGCGCGACAGTATCCCCGATGAGTACCGGGTGATGGCCTTCCAGGATGATCTTCCCGAAGAAGAAAAATCCGAGTGGGCTATGGATATCGCCTTTGACATGGACGAGTTTTTCCGTCAGAACGATCCGCAGTATGCGGCGGAGCACCCGGAGGCGCACGCCGCAAAGGAAGAAATTTACGAAAGCCTGATGGCCGGGCGCATTTCTGCTTTGGATGAAAAGCTGGCGGCGTTAGGGCAGACGCAGGAGGACTATCTTCCTTCGGAGATTGAAAAATTCAAGGATGCTACGGGCTATGAGGAATTTCTTGATTTTGACCCGGCGGAGGTCAAGGCAGCTTTGGAGGACCCGGAGAAGTCCCATGCGGATGAAATGCTGTCCGCTGCGGAAAGGGCTGCCTCGGAAAAGATGACTGTGCTTGTAGTGGAGCCTATGAAGGGACCCTATGTGAAGGAGATCGACCCCGATCTTCATTCCCTGCAGGCGGAGGTCGGCGGAGACATTGGCGCAACTTATCCCTATTCTGACCCGGTGGCGCTGGTTTGCAATGATGAAGGAAAGCTCATAGGGCTTGACCTGAACCGTGGACTGCGGGATGAAGATGGAGAAATTTATGATATCGTAGCAGGGACTTTCCTGGTGGTCGGACTTGGTGAGGAAGATTTTGCATCCCTGTCCCCGGAACTGATCCAGAAATACACAGAGCAGTTCAAGACGCCGGAACAATTTATGCAGATCAATGGCAATATCGTTGTTCTCCCTGTTCCCGCAGAGAAGCAAGCCCTCACTTTTCTGCCAGACCGTTTTGAGACCGGCGAGCGTGTGCAGACACCCAGGGGCAGCTTTCAGGTGACGGCTATGAGCCGGGAACAGATGGAGGCGGCCGGTTACGGTGTCCACCATATTTCCGATGATGGAAAGTATCTTATCATGGGAAACGGCACACGGGCCTTTGCCGTGGCAGCGGAACAGCCGGAAAAGGACAATCCTCTCCGCACCGCTGAAATGACGCTGGAGGATGACTACGGCATGATCGACGGCGTTATCAACAACGGCAGACGCGGCGAAGAATTGGAAAAAGCCCAGGAGTATGCAGAGCGGACAACGCCAGAGAAGTCTTCCATCCGTGAGCGGTTGGAGGACGCCAAACGGGAATGTGCCGAGCATAAGCCCCAGGAGGGCAAGAAGCCCGGCCGTGATGTGCCGGAGCATGACTGCCTATGAGCCGAAGCAAGAAGTGGCGGCTGGAATGGGCGTTCTTCCTGGGCGAGAACGGCAGGCGGCAGTATAACCATATCTGTAAAAAATGTGTTCATGGCTGCAAGCAGAGTTTCCGGGCGTGTCTGGTTGCTTGTCCGCATTACAATTCCAAACGGTCTAAAATCTGTGAAGATAAGGGTGGAAAAACCGCAAAATAATTCCCTGTATCCGTATTTTCAAAGGGAGCCTTTATGATTTCTCATGTGTTGGTCTGCTTGCTGGCACATGAAGAAAAAGGCTTGATTTCAAACACTTTCTGTCACGCAAAACGGGAGTACAGCTTTTCGGTTCGTCCGATCGGCTGTACTCCCGCTTTTTCTTTTTGCTATCATCAAATTACTTTAACACGGTTCTGTTGTTTGAACAGGGGTACAAATTGTACCTCCGTTGAAAAGGAATTTCCATAGTATTTTCTCATTAGGATTGGATAGGAAAGGATGGATAGCCGCCGCAGTAGGCGTTGTGGGAATGTGCGTAAACTGTCAGAATTGCGAGGCTGTGGGAAAGCTGTTTGCAGGCCTGTGGGAAAAGGCTTGTCTTTTTCCATCAGGTTGTGAATGGTTTTTCCATCGGCACGAGCGGCAGTTTTCCATATTTCCATGACGCAAGAAAATCATCCAACGATCAGCCGGTACACCGTCAGCGGCACATACCACACTGCCACGATCAACCGCCATGCCAGAATGAAACCACCGATCACACCACCGATAATAAAGTTCAATGCAAACAGGGCGATCCCTCCACCCAGGGAGCCGCCGCCCGGCACGATCCAGAGGCACATCCGATGGAGGCCAAACGGCAGCCCGCAGAGTATCCAGAGCCATACATAGTCAAGCTCTCCGTTCTTCATGCAGGCGGATTTGAAGATACAATACAGGATCAGTGCCACGGTCGCGGGCAGTACACTTTTGAAGAATAATGCTTTGATTGCTTCGCTTCTTGTCATCGGTAAAACCTCCTTCCGCAGTTCCATTATACAGGATGCCGGGAGCTGCGCCCAGCGTCTTTCAAAGAAATTTATTCAAGTTCATGCCGCCGCTGTTGTTCCTGTTCCTTTGGAACGGCCAGCAGTGCATCCACATTTTGCTTGACGGTCTCGTATTCCTGGGCTTCGGTTCTTGCGGTTTTGTACTCCGCAAGAAGGCGTTCCTTTTCTGCGCTGAGATTGGCAAGCTCCGTTTTCATGCTTTCTGTTGTCGGCAGCGGTACAGCCCCCAGCCGTTTCAATTCTCTGGCGGCCGCTTCAAAAAGGATGATCTCGCTCTCATGCCCCCGCAGGAACTTTTCTTTATCATTCGATTTACGGTATCGGTCATAAAGCGGCTTTAGCTGACGGTAAGTGCCGGCGTGCTTCATCACAAGGGTAAGTTCGGCACTTCTGCTTTCTATCCGCTTGATCTCTGCATGAGCAGTATCTCTCCATGCGGATAATGCGGTTAGCTTGCTTTCCAGTTCTCCATAGCTGCTTATCCCGTGTTCGGTCAGGAAATTTATGGTCTTGGCGGCCTGTTTCAGATTGTTCAGCTTCGCCCAATGGGTGAAGCCTGCACTCTGCTGCGCCTTGATGTTGTTCTGAATATCAATGAGCAAGCTGATTTTTCCGTCCTGCTGTTTCGGCTGGCGGGAAGGTCTGGAGCGTCTGGCGATCCGGGCGGCAAGGGCTTCTTCGGTGTAGTCCACACCCAGGGTTTTCAGACGGGTAAACCGTTCCTGATTCGGCGCTCTGGCGGAGATATATTTGCCCCGCTTGATCTCATAGCCTTCTCTCTGCAGGCGGCGAAGCAGTTCTTCCAAATCGGAACAGGCTGGCAGGAGCCGGTCGATGGCCGCTTTCAGCTTCGCCTTATAGCTGGTGCCATTCTGCGCGGCCTGATGTTCAATATAGCTCTTACCCTTGTCCTGTCCGGGGATGATGACGGACAGACCGTGTTCCTTGCAAAGCCGGTCTGAGGTGCGGCGGATATAGTGATAGCTCCGCTTGTTGGAATGATAGTGCTTGTGATCCGCAAAGCTGACCGCATTGAAAATCAGATGGTTATGAACATGATCTTTGTCTATATGGGTGGTAAGCACAAACTCATACTTGCCGCCCAGAATTTCTTTTGCAAGCTCCATACCGATCTCATGGGCCTGTTCCGGCGTGACCTCCCCAGGCTGAAAGGCTTGGATCAGATGGCGGCCCAGGTTTGTTCCTTTGTCGATGGCGTGGCGGCGAGTCCAGGCAAATTCAATGTCCGCGGTTTCGGCGGCGCAGCCATAGGAAGAAACAAGCAGTTTTCCGTCCGTCTTTTCCGGGTTGCAGATATAGTCAATGGCCGCTTTCAGCGTTGACTTGATAGGATGTGTCTTTGTAACTGCCATATCTCGTCCAGCCTTTCCCGTATCTCTTCCATGTCGGCCTGATACGCAGGACCTCCGGCGTTGATCCGTTTGGCAATCTGGTTGACATTCCGACCGATGGCGGAAAGTTCTTTTGTGAACGCCTTGATATCTGCGGTGTCCGTATAGATGATATACCCGTCAATCGCCATCTTGCGGAGATATGCGCCATATCTGCGTGTGGGTAACTGGCTCATTTTTTCGTCTATGAGCCGTTTTTCATCCTCCGTAACATAGAATTTCATTTGGATATTCCGCTTTCGGTTTGCCATGCGCCGCCTCCGTTCTTTATAAGGGTTTGGGACTATCCCAACAAGCATTTTTGAATTTTCGGGCAAGGGACCTGAAAATTCAAAAATTCGCAAGCGGGTACTCGCTTGCTGTGCTTGCTACCGTATCTTATCCCTACTTATAAAGCGTTGCGGAAGCCCCAAAATGCTCACAAAATAAGAAAAACAGAGGATGTTCAGACACCCTCCGTTTCTTCATTCGGCTTTTCAATTTTTAAGGCCCCGTCAATGGCACCTTCCACGATAGGCAAATACTGTTCCGGGCAGAGCTTCAACTTCTGTCCGACCCGCTGGCGCAGCTCGCTTTCCTCTCGCATGACCTCTGGATTGAAATATCTCTCCATCGGCAGGCCGCAGATTTTTACAAGCTGTATGATGACCGGCAGGCTGGGGATCGTGCCCTCGTTTTCAATGTTGGCAAGATACCTGGTATCAATGTTCACCTTTTCGGCTAAATCTTTTCGTGCAAGGTTCTTCGCCTTCCGTGCTTCTTTTACATCCGCACCGAAGGTTTCAAAGCCAGGGCAATCTTCGATTTTTGCCATATTGCATCACCCACTTACATTCTATATTTCATAGGTTGCTCATGGAATGCTACTATATGCGTCCGAATTAAACTTTATAATTCACATTTTCCGCCTTGTATTGTAAAGTGGGCTATCCTATAATGAGGAAGAAAACCTTTTTTGAAAAATCTGTCCGCCGTAACATTTTGCGGACATTTGCCTGTTATACTATCTGCAAAAAGCAAAGGAAGTGAGGATATGAAGCAGATTTTAATTGTCGAGGACGACAGTTTTTTGAATAAGATGTTGACTTATAACCTGACCGCAGATGGCTATGGCGTGACTTCTGCCCTAAACGCCAGAACCGCAGCCGATGCCATCCGCCAACGGGAGTTTGATTTAGTTCTGCTGGACGTCAACCTGCCGGACGGCAACGGTTTTGAACTGTGCAGGCTAATAAAGCCCCAGCACCCGGACACCATCATAATTTTCCTGACCGCCAACGATCAGGAGAGCGACCAGATACGGGGTTATGAGGTGGGCGCGGTGGACTACATCACAAAGCCCTTTGTGATCAGAGCCTTGCAGCGAAAAATCAAAGCCATGTTCGCCATGCTGGAACACCACAAACCAGCTAAAGACATTTACGACGATGGACGGCTGTTTCTGGACTTTTCAGAGCAGACGGCTTCCTTAAATGGAAAGCCCCTGACTCTATCCCCGATGGAGTACAAAATGCTGAACCTGTTTCGTAAAAATCCCCGGCAAGTGCTGACTCGTGGACAGCTTTTGGAAAAGCTGTGGGATATAGACGAGAAGTATGTGGACGAACACACCCTGACAACTTCCATCAGTCGGATTCGCAGCAAGATTGAATCCGACGGAGGTGCCCCCTACATCAAGACCGTTTACGGCATGGGTTATCAATGGACGGGAGGCGAGGCAAAATGAAGTTTCAAAACCTCTCGGTAAAGCGGCTGTTTGGCTGGGTGGCAATAGGACTTGTCCTCTCCATGTCCGGGATCACCATAGCCCTGTTTTTTGTGACAAAACAGACGGCGGTGCTGCTGACGGGCGGAGCGATGCTGCTGTGCGCCCTTGCAGGGATCTTTGTACTGACGCAGGCATTTGGAAAGCGGCTGTCGCAGTTTACCGTAGACCTGTGCCAAACCTTAGACCACATGATCACCGGAAACGAAGCGCCAAAACGCCCGGAGGACAGTGAAACCCAGCTCGCCAGAATCGGGCACCGGCTGGCGAGACTTTACCAGATCATGCAGGAGAACCGTCGCCGGGTGGACGAGGAACGGCAGGTGTTACAGACCCTTGTATCGGATATTTCCCATCAGGTGAAAACGCCGGTAAGCAATCTGAAAATGGCGACGGACACCCTGCTGGAAAAGCCTATGACCGAGGCGGAGCGTACCGATTTTATCCGTGGAATCCGCACCCAGACAGATAAACTGGACTTTCTCTTTCAGGCTCTTGTGAAAACCTCACGGTTGGAAACGGGCGTAATCCAGTTGAATAAGAAACCGGTCTGCCTCTTTGATACCGTGGCGCAAGCCATGAGTGGGATCGTGTATGCAGCGGAAAAAAAGAAAATCGATGTATCTGTGGACTGCCCGGAGAATTTGACCTTTTCCCATGACAGCAAGTGGACATCCGAAGCCCTCTTTAACCTGTTGGACAATGCGGTGAAGTATACTCCGGCAGGTGGAAAAATTACGGTGTCGGTGATACCGTGGGAAATGTATGTGGAGATCAAAGTAGCCGATACCGGCAAGGGCATTTCCGAAAGTAATCAGGCTGCTATCTTCCGGCGCTTTTATCGTGAGGAAGAAGTACACGAGCAGCAGGGCGTGGGCATTGGCCTGTATCTGACCCGCGAGATCGTAACACGGCAGGGCGGCTACATCAAAGTGATTTCTGAGCCGGGCAAGGGTTCAGAATTTTCCATTATGCTGCCGACAAAATAGAATGCGGCGGACGGTCATTCTCGGCTGCCCGCCGTAAGTCTTTTCGCAACAGTGTGCCGATAAAGCTGCCAGTGGCAGTTTTTCGGCGGAAATGTCTGAGCGTTGTAACATTTCACCCCCGATTTTCAATGAAATTTTTTGGCCGCTGTAACATTTCGCGGACATTTGGGTTTTACAATAGCCTTATCAACAGGCAGAAAGCCTTGAAAGGAGTTTTGAGTATGAGCGTTTTACAGGCGATTGATCTGAAAAAGTATTACGGCACAGAGCCGAACATTACCCGCGCCCTTGACGGTGTGAACTTCTCCGTGGAGGACGGCGAGTTTGTGGCCGTTGTGGGAACATCCGGCAGCGGCAAGTCCACCCTGCTTCACATGATGGGCGGGCTGGACACTCCCACCAGCGGAACCGTGATCGTCCGGGGCGAAGAACTGGCAAAGAAGAACGATGAACAGCTTACCATCTTTCGCCGCCGCAACATCGGCTTTATCTTCCAGAACTATAACCTTGTTCCTATTCTGAATGTGTATGAGAACATCGTCCTGCCGGTGGAGCTGGACGGGGACACGGTGGATCAGAAGTTTTTGGACGAGATCGTTCACCTGCTGGGGCTGGAAGATAAACTGAAAAATATGCCGAATAATCTTTCCGGCGGACAGCAGCAGCGTGTGGCGATTGCACGCGCCCTGATTACCAAACCGGCTATCGTGCTGGCCGACGAGCCGACGGGTAGTGTTCAATTAGTACAACACTACCCAAAAACAACACCCGTGATATTCTGGTCATTGTCAATCTTTATTTCTTTAATGACCGAACGCCAAAGCGTGCGTTTTTCTTCACGGGTCAAAGTATCATAAATGGTTCTAAAGCTATTATCAAGAAGCCTGCGCACAGCTGCAAAGTCTGGCGGTGCTTCCTGCGCTGGTTCCGGTATCTGGTTCAGTGCAGAAACATATATTTGATAGTCCTTTTTATAGTCTTCAATGTCGATAAGGTCATTCACATACAGTTCTTTTAATTTGGTCAACTTCCGTTTCAATGCGGCTTTGTCAGTCCGGGCAACGGACGCTTTCTTTTTGGCTGCTTCCACGTCCCATTCAAGCTGGCAGCGGTCCAGTTCTTCCCCTAAGTGTTCAAACAACCATTGTTCCACGACGTCTTCACGGGCTGAATGGTTATGAGAGCAGCGCCCACGCTGGAAATGCTGGTTGCAGCGGTAATAAAAATAATCACTGGATTTGTAGCCAACAAGTTTGTGCCCACATTCAGCACAAGTCAGAATGGAAGTAAAAATATAAACCTTGCCAGATGGAGCAGAACGCACATTGCGTGTCAGAAGCGCTTGCACCCGGTCGAATTGCTGTCTATTTATGATTGCCGGGCAGAATTGGTCATTATATCTGCCGCCCCGGTCATACACGCCAGTGTACAGCTTTTCTTTCAGCATACGCCGAAATGTGGCGTCACACCAGTTCACGCCGTATGTTTCCCGGACATAACGGACAGTAGCCCGCTGGGAAACTGTGTTTTCAAAATAATTAAAAGCGTCTTGCACAATAGCTGCGTCTTCCGGTACGACTTCCAGCCGCTTTTCTTCATTCACACGGAAGCCGAACGGAGCAGAGCCGGAAACAACGGTGCCGTGCGCAATCTTGCTGTCAAACACCACGTCTATTCTTTCACCGTCTATGTCGGCTTCATTCTGCGCAATGGACAGCTTCACATTGATATACAGACGCCCGTTTGCGGTTGTCGTGTCGTACTCTTCATCAGTGGTCTTCCAGTCGCAGTTGTGCGCCTGCAATATTTCCATAACTTTGTAATAATCAGCAACGGAACGAAACCAGCGGTCAAGGCGGGCGAAAAGCAAAATGTCCACTTCATCACGCTTGACGGCTTCCATCATGCGTTGAAATTCAGTTCTTTTGTGAATGTTCTTTCTAGCGGTCTTTGCGGCGTCAATATAAATTCCAACAATGACCCAGCCACGTTCCCTTGCGTATGCTTCCAGCCGTTCTTGCTGGGCTTCCAGCGACAAGCCTTTTATCTTTTGTTCTTCACCGGAAACCCTTATATATAGAGCAACCCGGACAAGCGCCGGGGCAATTTCCTTGTTTCTCATAATATCACCACAATTCTTGTCAATTTCCTTTAATTTCCCGTCATGCCGTGATAATATAATAAGTGCAGACGGTATGTTGTATCTGGTATGATATATCTTTGCACCGCACCCGGAGTGTTCCCAGCACTGCGGGTGTTTTTATTGCTATTTTTTACCAGTAGTTGTGAACCTGCCAGACCTTTATAATTGAAAAGCGCCCAGCTTTTCCGATAAAAGAAAGGTCGTGGGAGATAATGAAAAAGAAATACATATATCACCGCAGCAATAAAATATATGCAATATATTACAGCAGCAATAAAACAATGTATATCAATCTTAACTTCACAGGAACGACACAACTAATTATTAAAAAATAAAGCGGGACCGCTGGGCGTCCCCTAAAAGGGGCTACCCAACGTCGCTATTGCCGCCGTTATCAACTGGCGGGCATTGCTTTTCTAACTCTTCCGGTGTGTCCGGTACGTCGTCATACAACGGCTTTTCTTCCGGCACGTCTTCTACGTCTGCAACGTCTATGTATTTTTCAATCATACGCCGCAGCGCTTCCCAGTCTGCTTCATCAAAAAGCGCAAACGTCTTGAAAATGTTCTTTGCAAATTCATTCTGCCCGGTCATTACCCGGTCAATAAGTGCGCTGTATTCAGCTTCATTGCTGGCGTACATATCACCAGTGCCATTCAGCAGCCATTCTTCACTGATATTAAATTCACTACATATCAATTTATATAATGACAATTTCTGGTCCGGTCTGGCAAGTGCGTTCAATTCAATATTCTTGATAACGGAACGACTGACGCCCAGACGTTCTGCAAACACTTCTTGCGACATTTTCAAAACTTCTTTTCTTAAAATCCTAATGCGTTCGTAGACTTCCATTGAGCAAATACCCCCTTTCTGCAATTTTTGTGATTTCAGTATAAATCTATAAAATGGTTTAGTCAAGACAAAAAGACAAAATAATTTATAAAAAAGGATTGACAAGGACAAAATAAAAACATATAATGGCTTTACAGGGACAAGAGAAAAAGAAAAAATGTCCTTATAAGACAAAAAGAAGCTGGCGCAGAAAACCACGCCAGCCCAGAAAAAGCAACAGCTTATTTACTTAAAAGAGCATTGACAATCTTGTTGAATTTTTCAATAGAAATTGCACCGCTGAAATACAGTTCTTTGAAACGGTCTATTTCAGCTGGCAGACTTTCTTTGAAAGCCTTTGCAGCCTTACGGCTTGGCTTTGGCAGGTCTTCAAGATAGCCGAGTTCAGAAGCCAGCTTGTAAATATGCTTACAAGGAAGCTGGCGTGCTTCAAAGTCGTGGCAAGTACAGCTATTCAAAGTTACATCATAAATGCCGTCACGTCCGACAATTTCAGCAGCTTGCTTTTCTGGAAAAACGGTGACGTTTTCGGGTTTGATACGCTGCATAAAAGCAATACGCTTGATTTGCTCATAATCATTATGCATGTTTTCGTCCCAGTTACCAAAATTCACAATAACACCCCCTTTGCTATATGTTAGCAGCCCGGCACGGCTACAACGACATTATAACAAAGGAACGGGGAGAAGAAAACCACAAAGAACGGAGGTGGCAGCAGATGGCAAAGAGATTTCTATATAATCACTTTTTCCGCTATGTTTTAGCAATTTTCCCACGCTTGCAGTACACGGAGTTTGGAAGCGCACCAGACCCGGAACACCTGCAAGACATGAGAAAATATGTTGCTATCTGGTTCAGCTGGTTCGGTCATACATTCTGGCGCAAGGTTTACTTGCTGGACCCGGAAGACCGCAACTTTTGAAAATCAGAACCGCCACAGCGAGGGCACACAAAAAGCGTCTGGCTATCAGAGTATACACGATTTACGGTATTGCATTTGATACAGATATAATCACCCTTGCCCGGCACGGTTCCAGATTTCACATAACCCATAACAACACCCCCTTTGCTATGAATTGCCAGCCCTGCATTGGCTGACAGTTCAAGTATAGCAGAGGACCACAACACAGAAAAGGAGGAAACGAGCATGGCAGCAGTTGCAATGGAAGATAAGAAAAAAGAAATGATTGAGAAGACCGCACAGGAGTTCCAGAAGTTAAATGGCGACAATCAAATGTTTATTCTGGGCTATATGCTGGGTATTCAGCAGGAGCGCCAGAGAACCACACCGCAGCCACAGACGGCATAGGAGGTGGCAGGAATGGAAGTGCAAGGAACATTCAATGCCCAGCGCTTCTTTGACACTTTGGCAATGATTATTTCACAGCGGGAGGGCGTAAAAGTCACCGTGACTGTGAAGCAGCCGGAGCCGGAAGAGAAAAAGCAGCGGTCAGCATAGGCGCTGGGCGAAAAGCAAAGGTTTTTCAATAGTCAAAATGTGAATAGTAGCGAAAAGCTATTCAAGATAAAACATACCAGATACAAGGAGGAAAAGCGCAAATGAAAGAATTTGTGAAGAAAAAAGCGGTCATTGTCAAAGACAGACTGGGACTGCCAAACTACATGACCATGTTTTACATGGAGCCGGGGACGTACAACCCGGAGGACGTGCCGGAAATGTTCAAAATCAGAAACAAGATTGTTCCGGCAATTCTGATTTCACAGTACCACAATACAACAATGAAGAGCATGGGCGGTGACGTTGCAGTGTCCCTGCCGTACCAGCAACCACGCCACACAATCACACTTGATGAAGCGGCGGCAGCCTGCGCCAGAAAGGGTGAGGGCTGGCACCTTATGACAAACACGGAATTTGTCTATCTGCTACATGAAGCGGAAGAACTGGGGCGCATAATAGGCGGCAACACGAACCACGGAAGCAATGCAGACAACCCGCAGGAAAAGGGTGTTGTATACGACAGCGCCGGAAGAACACTGACCGGGTGTGACCCGCTTACATGGTCACATGACGGAACCGCAGGCGGCGTGTTCGGTGTCTGCGGCAACTTCTGGGAATTTGTAACGGGCTTACGCCTGCACAAAGGCGTTGTGGAGTACACAAAGGACAATGACGCAGCAGTTGAGGGCTACAAGGACGAAGCCCCGGACTGGACCGTTGCAGAGGTAAACGGAAAGCCATTGAAGCTGTACGGCAGCAGTGACGGCGGCGTGGTTATGTCAACCGCAGAAAAGATAGAAAAAGACTGGGACGGCTGCCACATTGCAGAATTGCAGCTGGAAGAGTTGGAAGACGTGCCGGAAATTGCGTACAAGCTGGGAATTGTACCGCACGATTGGAAGAACGAAACAGCCGGAATATGGGCAGACAGCGAACTTGAAGAAGCCGTGCCTTTCCGGGGTTCGAGTTTCTACTACACTTCCTACGGTGGCGCTGGTGCGCTGCGCTTGTACCGCGCCCGTTCTTTCGTCCACGGCAGCGTTTCGCTCCGTTCCGCTTTATTCTTGGAAAGCTGGGAACTGGTAACTGATTTACTGAAAGCGGGTGCGGAAGCACACGCAGGAGCGCAGGACGAATGAGCGCAGATAATTTCCCATACGTCGAGGGACAGCCAGCGGAAATCTATTTTGACGGTAAATGGCACCGGGGCAAGATAATTGCCGGGTACAGATTTAGGGACGGAATAGTGACCATACAGACGAAAGATGGGCAGAAAATCTGGTGCGGTGAGAGCCGCAAAGAGTTATACAGAGCATTGTAAAAATGGCAAGCAAAAAGCCTTTGAAGCTGTGCCGGAAACACAAAATCAAAGGCTTTTCAAAAGTCAATATGTTAATAATTCAATACACGTTTATTATACCATATTGGCGGTTACAAGTCAAACATTTTAAGGCTGAAAAGTCCTTGAAAATAGCGGGTTTTATCCCTGCTAAACGGGCTTGTATGGGGTATTAACATTCCTACGAAATATATAAATTTATATATACGCTGTATGGATAATAAACAGGATTGATGGAGGATAGAACCACCCCACTTCTGGTGTACCCTTATACGCTGAAAAGGTATCAGACAGAAAAGGAAGTGCAGTGGTGTTTATCAGAGAGAAGAAGACAGACTGTGCCAATTATAGAGAAGTGGACATAATACCACGAACAGAAGCAGCAGAGCAGGCAGCCAGAGGGAAGAGGGGCAAGAAAAGGAAAGCCAATGCCCCAAAGCAAAAAGACCTTAACGACAAGAACGCCAAACGGTATCTGGTGCAGCTGGGAAATGGCAACTTCCACATAGGGGACCTGCACACGTCATGCACCTATGACGCAGAGAACCTGCCGGAAACAGTCGAAGAAGCAGAAAAGATAGTGACAAACTACCTGCGCCGCATAGCGTACCGCAGAAATAAACTGGGGCTTGAACCCCTTAAATACATACTGGTAACAGAATACAAATACAGCAAGGACGGGCAGTGCCTAAAGCGTATACATCACCACATCATTATGAATGGCGGGCTTGACCGTGACGACGTGGAACTAATGTGGACAAAAGACCGTATCAACTGGAAGAAGACCAGTGACCCGGAATACAGAGCCAGTATAAAACAGCTGGGCTGGGTAAATGCAGACAGACTGCAAATGAATGAAAACGGAATAGAGGGACTTTGTAAGTATATTGTCAAGGACCCGCAGGGAAAGAAACGCTATTCCAGCAGCAGAAACCTTGACCGCCCGGAAACAACCAGAGAGGACGGCGGGGAGAAGCAGCAGCGTGACCAGAACCACTGGAAGTACAGCCGAAATCTGAACGCACCGGAAGAAAAGTGCAATGATTTTAAGTACAGCAAAAGAAAAGTGGAACAGCTGGCAAAGTCACCGGACGCAGGGCTGGAAGAGTTCAGAAAGATATATAGCAATTACAACATTGTGTCATGCGAAGCGGTCTTTTATGAACAGACCGGGTGGCATATTTACTTGAAAATGTGGAAAAAAGAGCCAAAAAAGGCAGGACAAGGAGGAAAACGAAGTGGGAACAGGAAGAAAAACAAGGCTGCGCCGGATATTAAGGCGTAAGAGGGTAAAAAGAGCAATTAAAGCATACGGAAATTACATTGCAGCAGGCGTGCTGGTATTCGTTGTGTGCGTGGCTGTGGTAGGCACAGCAGTAAAGCCAACAGCAAGCACGCTGCCGAAGAATACACCAGAGCCAGTACAGAACGCACAGACGACGGAAAACACCACAGGAGAAGCGGAAGCGTACCCGTTCAACCTTATGTCATTTGACTGGGACGGGGAAGCGCTGGACGGCTGGACACGCTATGAAGTGCCGGAGGACTACGCAGACAACGGCGGGTATTTACCGGAATGTATGCAGCAGTACACATACATAATCTGCAAGCAGTATGGCGTTGAGTATACGCTGGTGCTGGCAATTATCGAGATAGAAAGCGGGTACAGATGGGACGCAAGCTGCAAAGAGGGTTCAACCGGATATATGCAGGTATTACCGAAGTGGCACAAAGAGCGTATGCGCAGGCTGAATGTCGATAATGTGAAAAACCCATATTTCAACGTGCTTATCGGCGTAGATTATCTGGCAGAACTGCAAGAAAGGTTCGACACAGAAGCAGAAGTGCTGACAGCCTACAACTACGGTGTTGCTGGTGCTTATGAACACGTATGGAACAAAGGATTGACAGAAACAGAGTATTCAAGAGAAGTGCAGCAGGCGAAAGAAAAAATTGAAAGAAGAATGAGGGGTGAATGGTGATGGAAAATGAAATCAGACTGGGCGACATTCTGGACAAGCTGACGCCCAGTGACAGAGTGGTGATATATAACGCAGCCGGACAGGTTGTATACCGTGGATATGCTGCAAACGCAGTGCATGGAGCATTGAACCCGCAGCGACGCATTAAGAAAATGGGACTGGGTATGGAAACATACAGAGCCACGGAACAAATGTGGGACTGGGCGAAAACAGACAGCCTGCCGGAGCAGGTGCCAGTTGAGCAATTCACACAATACCGGGTGGAAGACCTGCAACACATTCTGTATATCAGAATTGAACTAAAGAGCGAGTTTGAGAGGTAACGGGCATGAAGTGCAAATGGTGTGGCGCAGAAGTTGAACTGGGCAAGCGGTGTGAATACTGCGGGTCAATAGCAGAACCGTTCTACTACGGCGTAAATCCAGAGAAAAAGGAGCAGGAGCCACAGAAAGAAACGGAATACACAGTGCAAAAGGGTGACAATCTTTGGGAAATAGCATGGAGATTTTACGGAAAAGGCGCTGCCTGCTATGCGCTGGCACGTAGAAACGGCATTAAGAACCCGGATTTGATATATCCGGGGCAAGTATTGAAGATTTAGGAGGAAAAGAGCATGAAGCAGCAATGGGAACCACAAGAACTGGAAGAAATGCCAATAGTCATATTATCACTGCACCAGAAATGGTGGCAGAAGATGGCAGCAGGTGAAAAGGTTCTGGAACTGCGGAAGACAAAGCCACAATGCAAAGCACCGTTCCGGGTGCTGGTGTATGTCACAGGAGGCGTGGGAATAGTTGGTGAATTTATCTGCCCGGAAGTTCTGGAAATCAAGAACTTTGAAGAAGCAGAGAGAAAAAGCAAGGTTCCTGCACATGATATTCACAATTATGCAGCAGGGAGCCGCAACAAGGTTTACGGCTGGGAAGTTTCCGCGGTCAAAGAGTATGAAAAGCCAATGGCGCTTGAAGCACTGGGAATAAAACGGGCGCCGCAGTCGTGGCAGTATGTGAGGTAAAAGACATGGACCAGATACAATATGACAAAATAAAAGCAAAGCTGGCAAAGATAAAAGAACTTGCAGAACGTGGCGTAGGTGGAGAGAAAGAAACCGCAATGCGTATGTATGAGGAATTAAAAGCCAGATACGAAATTGAAGACGAAGAAATAACGCTGGACAAAGTGACACTGCACTGGTTCAGCTATAAGAACGATTTAGAAGAAGACCTGCTGACACAGATTTTCTACATGGTGACAGGAAATGCCAGCTATCACAGATACACTGGAAGTTATAGCCGCAGAAAAAAGCGTGGCTGCGATTGCACAGAGGTTGAAGCAGCAGAAATCACACTGTATTTCAGTTTCTACAAAGAGGAATTGAAACGGGAAATGAAAGCATTTATGACGGGCTTTAAGTTCAAAAACGACCTATTCCCGGACGAAAACGCCCGTTGCTATCAAGAGCATAAGGGAGAAGAACGGGAAAGAACAGACGAAGAAAACAGAATGTTGAAAAAAGCTGCTTTCTTTGCAGGCTTCATGGACGGCAACCAGCCGCCACGGGCACTGATAGGAGAACCGGGGGAAGAAGACTGATGGAAGATAGACAGAAAATCATTGAAAAGCTGGTGAAAATAAAAGCCCTTGCAGAACGTGGCGTAGGTGGAGAACAGCAGACAGCGCAGCAGATGTATGAAGCATTAAAAAAGCGCTATGGCATTACAGACGAAGAAGTGAACCGGGCAGCAGTTCCGGTGGACATAAGCGGAATTGACTTGAAAAAATTCTGGGGTATCAGCTTCAGAATGGCACTGATTGTATACAGCCTAAATGAAGAACAAAAAACGTGTGAAATGTGCAGACAAGTTCTTTTGCAAGAACCGGAATGCGAAACGTGCAGCACATATAAAAATACAAAAGGCTTGCAGCAGCAGTTTGAAGACCTGCAAAGGCAGCTTGAAAAAGCAGCAATGGAGGTGTAGCACATGGCAACAAGGAAATCCAGAAAGCCGAAAGCACAGAAGAGCGAATACCCAACATTACCGGGGCAGCTGGGATATTTGAACAGCTACTATTGCCCGGTATGCGGAAAGCATTTGTTTTCAGCGTATGACAAGGATTTGCGGAAAGACCGGGAAGACGGCTATTACTTCCATGTGTCCCGTGATTTCAATTATTGCAGTAAATGCGGAACGCTTCTGGATTTGGACGAATGGAAGCGAGAAGAAGAACCAGCGGCAGCAGGTGAAGAACTGACGCTGGAAGATTAGGAGGTGACGGCGGGTGAATGATTTGTTGTATGTGTGCAGCCCATACCGGGGCGACACAAAGCGCAACAAGGAATATGCACGCAAGCTGACACGGGCAGCCATAAACAATGGATTTGTCCCGGTTACAGTGCATTTATACTTGACGGAAGTTACAGACGACCAGAACCCGGAGGAAAGAAGCCGGGGCATGGCAGCAGGGATGAAGATACTTGAAAACTGCAAATACATTCTGATTGGCGATAAGTACGGCGTATCAGATGGAATGAAAGCAGAAATGACACTGGCGGCACTGAAAGGAAAAGTCATGCTGTATGAGCAGGACGGCAAAATATATCTGGTGGACAGCCGGGAAGAAACCACAGGAGGACAAGACAATGAATGAAGCACAGAGAATGGCAGAGGTTGAGAAGTTCAAGAATTACTTTTCATACATAAACAGACCGGGAGCAGATAAGCTGCTTGCGTGGCTGGAAGAAGCGGGATTTTTCACAGCCCCGGCAAGTACAAAGTACCACGGCGCATACGCAGGCGGTCTGGTAGAACATACAAACCATGTATACCGCAGATTGGTTCGGCTGGCAGATGAAGAGGACAAAAGGCAGGGCAGAACGTACCCGGAATACACCGTGGACACAATCGCAGTTGCGGCGCTTCTGCATGATGTTTGCAAGGTGGACGCCTACAAGGCAGAAAAGAAGAACCAGAAGCAGAAAGACGGAAGCTGGAAAGAAGTTGAGGTATACGGATATACAAACAGCCTGCCACTGGGACACGGTGAAAAGTCAATTATCCAGATTATGCGATATATGCAGCTTACGGAAGAAGAAATGCTGGCTATCAGATGGCACATGGGCGCTTTTGATAGCGCAGTAAAGGGCGGTAGCTATGACATGAACAATGCTTTTGCAGGCAGCAGGCTTGCAGCTATGCTTCACATTGCAGACATGATGGCAACACACCTTGACGAAAGGACAAACGCCAATGAGTAGAGCATATTACAGAAAACGCAGTGAAGCCACAGAGCAGGAAAGAGTTATAAACTGGGCGAGGTTCTACACAAAGGACTTCCCGGAATTGGACTTGCTGCACCATATACCGAACGGCGGCAGCAGAAATCAGCTGGAAGCGGCAAACCTTAAAAGACAGGGCGTAAAAGCTGGCGTGCCGGACTTATGCTTGCCAGTAGCCAGAAACGGCAAACACGGGCTGTATGTGGAAATGAAGTGGCAGAACAACAAGACCACAGAGAAGCAGGACTGGTGGCTGGAACAGCTGCGGCAGCAGGAATATGAAACGGCGGTTTGCTGGTCAGCGGAAGAAGCAATGGACACAATAGCAGGTTATCTGGGAATTATGGAACAGACGGGAAGAAAGGTGGAATTGTAATGGGCTACATGGACTACACATTGAAAAAGACAGTGCCATATTACAGCACCATGAAGCGTGCCGGAGCATTTAAGCAGCAGGAGCCACGGAAGCGACAGAAAAGAACGACGCTGACAGAATACAGCCAGAACGGACAGAAAGCAGTATTGAAACCGCACGTCACAGTCAATCAAGCCGCAAAGAAGCTGTATGACTATGAACAAACCGGATTGTCACCACATGAGGTTGCAAACCTTGTTGAGCAGGTGCAGAACTTGACAAGGCGTGTGGAGAAATACGAAAGCTGGGAAGAATGAACGACGTTGACCGCTGCTTGATATGCGGCGAAGTTATCCCGGAGGGTTCGCAGGTCTGCACCGCCTGCCGCAATAAATACGACATTGTGACCGGGGAAACAGAAGAAATGGCACAAGAACTGCGGGACATAGCAGACGTGCTGAAAATCACAGAGGGCACAGACACAAACATTAGAAAGTCAATGGAAAGCATATTGAGAATTGCAGACAGACTGGAAAGGACAAGCAATGGCAAGAAAAGAAGATAAACAGCCACAGTATTTGCCGTTAATCGTAAAAGCAAAGTTACATACTGGCGGCAGGGACTATGAGAAAATCAAAGAGGAATTAAAGGGGCAGGGTTTCACCTGCAAGCAAATGAAAGGCATGGTGCGTGAGGGTAACTACTTTGACGGAATAGTGCTGTATTTGTCAAAGTGGAACTGGGACAACCACGAAAGCTGGCACCTTTACAACTGGGACGACAAGGACGACAAAGAAGTTATGCTGGGCATATATGAAGCCGAACAGTACCACCCACAGGCGCCGTATAGATACAGAGATAATTTTGAGAAGTTCCAGAAAGACTGGACAAGTGGAGAGTATGACCCCGGTATGACATTCACTTTCAAGGACAGTGAAGTTGAAGTGCTGGAAGTCCTGCAAGAAGAGGTGGACAACATAGACCACGAAGCAGTCAAAAGGCAGGTGGCAGCAGCGGAAGACACCCAGTACCAGAAGAGAAGAAAACAGCGCCAGCGACGAAAACAGGCAAGCAAGGGCAGCAGATACCAGCGTAAATACTTTTAGGAGGAATAAAGATGGCGAAAAAGAAGCGGAAGTATTACAGCGGAAAAGAATTACTATACCGCCGACAGATGGAACGGCAGCAGGCAGAGAAAGAAGAAAAGACAAATAATATCAGAGTACGCCAGCTGCACCAGATAAACGCAAGCAGCCGGGCTATTGGCTGGGCAAAACAGAAAATGAGGGAGGGAAAGAACAATGATTGCATTTCTGATTGAGGTTGTAAAAGCACTGGTAACATTCTTTGCGGTCTGCGTGGGGCTGGGTATTTTATATCTGGTCTTTGTAGTGGTCAGAGAAGTTGGCTGGGAGGTAAGAAGACAGAACAGAGAGAAGCACGAACAGGAGGACAAAGAGGAATGAAAGCAGAATTTTTCAAGGCGGTGTGTCCGTTAGAAATTGGGGACACAGTAGCAATCAAGGCAACAAAGGACGGAGAAACAAAAGAAGCGCTTTATTTGCCACATGGCTGCACGGTGATTACAACGGCAGCAGTTGCGCTGCATAAGGTCACAGACATTGCAACGCTTCACTATCTGAAAAAAGGCGAAACACAGTTCTTGTATGAATTGGACGGCTGCGGAAAATATGAACCGTTGACCGTGAAAGTTCCGGTCAGAGAATTTGCAGACGAACTGAAACGCCGTGGCAGATAATAACAAATACTTACGGAAGTATACAAAATATACAAATATACTTCCGTAAGATTGTACAGAATGTCAATAGACTTTATACTTCCGTAAGTATATAATAAAGACAGTTAAAGAAGTAAAGCAAACGGAGGTATAAAACATGAGAACATTTGAAGTTGGCAAGAGATACGGAGAAAGCGCAGTCGTATTTGAAATCACAAAAAGAACTGCAAAAACTGTCACATACGCAGCAATACACCACGCCGGAAGATACAACGAAAACCGCAGAGAAGAAAAGCGGGCGAAAGTTCACGACTGGGGAAGCAGAGAAGTATTTTTCGCAGGCAGTGAAACAGTAGAAGCGTAAAAGACCGGGACAAGCGCCCGGAAACGGGCGGCAGTACCCCAGCTGGTAGAGGGACAGGCACGGTGAAATAGAACGGCAGCAGCCGTTGTCAGTCCGTGTCTATGATGTTGCTGGTTCAAATCCAGCCTGCCGCATTACTGGGAAAGCAACTATAAAATCATACCAGATACAAGGAGGAATACCACATGAAAACATTATCAATTATCAATCTCAAAGGGGGAGTGGCAAAGACCATTTCCAGCGTAAATATGGCACACATTCTGGCAGCAGTCAAAGGCTGCAAAGTCTTATTGATTGACAATGACAAGCAGGGCAACGCAAGCAAGATTATGAACCGCCACAGCTATGACCATAAGGGCACGGCAGAGGTAATGACACAGCGGGGCATTGACCCGGCAGAGGTTATCCAGCACACGGACTTTGACGGGCTGGACATTATCACAGCAAACATGAATTTGCTTACAGCCAACCTTGAAGTCATGCTGGACCAGTCAAGACCGCAACAGACACGCTTTAAAAAGTTTCTGGACGGCTTACAGCAGGAATATGACTACTGCATTATTGACAACGCCCCAGACATTAACATTTCAACCATAAATGCGCTGGTAGCTTCACAAGACGTCATGGTGCCTATAACCATTGATGATTTTGCAATAGACGGTCTGGCAGAGCTGAAAGAACAGATTGACAACACCCGTGAGGACTTAAACCCACAGTTGCGCTTCTGCGGCTGCTTTGTCACACAGTACGACAGAACCAATGAAGCAGACACGCAGGGTGAAGAGTTCTTGAAGACGCTTGAATATCCGGTGTTTGAAACACATATCAGAAAGACACCAAAAATGAAACCCAGCACATTTGCAAGATTGCCAATCATTCTGTATTCCCCACGCTGCGGCGCAACGGCTGACTATAAAGCGTTAGTGGAAGAATGGTTGAAGATGTGACCAATTCGGACACGTTAGGAGGATAAGAACATGGCAGGAACAGCAAAAAAATTCAATCTGACAGAGTTATTAAACCAGCGGTCAAAGGAAACCGCAGAAGCAACACCACAGGGAGAGAAAACAGCAGAGATTGCCACGCCAGAAGATGGCGTGAGCAGTACAGCTGATATATACGACCTTATACCGTCAAAAGGCAACTTTTACAGCGTAGAGGACGTGCAGGACTTAAAACAGTCCATTGAACTTCTGGGAGTGCTGCAACCGCTTCTGGTGACAGAAGAGGAAGAGGACGGCAAGCGCCGTATCATTGCAGGACACAGAAGACGGCTGGCGGTCATGCAACTTGTGGACGAGGGAAAAGAGCGTTTCAGACGGGTTCCAATCTTAATAAAGCCGAAGAAAAATGCCATCATAGACAGATTGGCGTTGATTATGGCAAACCGTTTCAGAGAGAAGACAGACTGGGAACGCATGACAGAAGCACTGGAAACAGAAAAACTGGTGCTTGAATTAAAAGGCAGCATGAACATTCCGGGCAGGACCCGTGATTTGTTAGCAGAAATTATAGAAACGTCCCCGGCACAGCTTGGAAGATACAAGGCAATATATAACAACATCATTCCAGAACTGATGGCAGAATTTAAGGCAAACAGAATTGTTGTATCTGTCATTTATGAAGCGTCCGGGCTGCCGGAAGATTACCAGAAGCAGGCAGCAGAGGTATTCCGGGAAAATGAAGTGCTGACGTTATCAGACATTAAGCAGTTAAAGAAGAACTGGGAAGCGTCGCAGCAGATACCGGGACAGATGGACATTAGCCAGATGGAAGAGAAGCAGGAAGCCGCAGGAGCGGGAGAAAGCACCGCAGGAAATGAAACAGACCAGCAGCAGGAAGAAACAGCCACAGAGGGAGCAGGAGAAGCCACAGAGGGCACAGAAGAAGCCACAGAGGACACAGAAGACACAGCCGGGCAGCAGTCAGAATACATTGACCCGCAACCGGAACAGATAACATCACTTTGTTACAGCTGCACACATTATGAGGATTGCCACGACAAGACAGCAACCGTGACCAGCTGCAACGCCTATGAGAACCGCAGAGAAGCACAAAAGACGGACGAAGAGAGATACAACGAAGAGCAGGCAGCTATTGACCGGGAAACACAAAAGAAACTGCGTGAAATGCAGCAGGAAGAGAAAATGCAGCATTTGCCGTCTGATGATAGAAAAGAAAAAACAATCAGAGTATCACCGGACAAAATGAAAGCCGTTGCAATCGACCATACAAGACCATATATGATTTTGAAAAATGACGATTACAGAGAGGGTGACACAGTGAAGCTGATTGAGTTTGCAGAGGGAAGAGCAACCGGAAACACGGCTGACATGAAAATTATCTGCATGGACGACGACACGACCAGCAGCGCACTTGAAGAGGGCTATTGTGTAATAGCATTGCAGCAGAAGTGATTTGGAGGTGTGAAAAGTGAAAGGGCAATTAAACTTATTTGAACCGGAGTTCATAAAAGACATAGATTGCACCGTTGACACACCAGTGACCAGAGGGAACAAAGACAAGCCCATATATGGAACAGGAAAACGCATAAAACCCAGAGTGCCGGGCAGAAGAGAAACAAAGCACATGGAAGAAATATATCTTGAAGAATTGCTGCCGCTGGAAGAATACGACTTGATTGTTGTTTTAATATCTGGCGGCAAAGACAGCATAGCAACATACTTCAAATTGCGTGAACTGGGAGTGCCTAAAAGCAAGATTGAGTTCTGGCACCATGACATAGACGGAGGAAACCCGGAACGCCACATGGACTGGCGCTGCACACAAAGCTACATGAAAGCGCTTGCGGACGCAGAGGGAATACCGCTGCGGCTATCATGGAGAAAAGGCGGCTTCTTTGGTGAATTATACAGAATAGGAGCCAGCAAGCCTATTGAATGGGTAGACCCGGAAACCGGGGAAATAATGAGCGCAAAGGAAACACCACAGCAGGCAGCGTGCAGGAAGATTGAAGAAAGCAACGTAGAGAACAAAGAAGAACTGCTGAAAGAATACGGCTGCCGCATGAAGTTTCCTGCAAAGTCTGGAAATTTAATGACAAGATGGTGCAGCCCTTATTTGAAAATAGACGTTGCAGCAACAGTTCTGCGAAATCTGGAAGAGGTGAAAGAAAATTCAAAAGTTTTAATATGCAGCGGGGAACGTAGAGGGGAAAGCACCGGGCGTTCAAAATACAACGAAATGGAAATATATTTCAGAGCCAATGCAGAAAAGAAACTGAAAAGAACAGTTCACCAGTGGCGCCCGGTCATTGATTATTCAGAAAAAGACGTGTGGGAAGTGATGAAAAGAAACAAAGTGAACCCGCACCCGTGTTACCGGGCAGGCTGGAACCGTTGTAGCTGCGCCGGGTGCATATTTTCAACACCGGAACTGTTTGCAGGGTTCAAAGAGTTGTACCCACAGGAATTTGAAGAAATGAAACATGATGAAAAGGCGCTGGGCTTCACACTGGACAACAAATGCGACCTTGAAACGTACATTGAGGGAGCAAAGCCGTGTTTATACAAGGGCGACAAAGAAGCAATACATAGTCTGATAACAGGGATATTCACAGAAAGTCAAATATTTATTGACGGTCAATGGAAATACCCAGCAGGAGCGTTCCACGGCGCAGAGGGTGGACCGTGTTAGAAATTAGGAGGTGCGGAAAATGCCAATAAACATGACAGATTACAGAATGATTATCAACGAAAGAGTATACAACGTATTGCAAATTATGATTGATTTTGCAGGACCGTTAGAAGAGGGGGAACCACCAAAGCCGAAGTTTATTGACGCAGTATACATTGACGAAGACGGAACAATAAAAACCATGCGTGATGAAGCGTGGCGCTTCCAGTTCGTGAGAAGAAACGGAGGTGCAGCAGATGGAAAGACCAATAATAATGCTTAATACAGACAATACGCCCGTATTTTGCCGCAATCAGTGTGCAAATACAAAGTGTGCAAAGCATATCACAAAGGCTTATGAGTGCGGCGGGGCGTGTTCCATGCAGTTATTAAGGGGGCAGCCGGAGTGCGCAGGGTACATATCACGGAGGAAAAGGAAATGACGCAAGAAAACGTATGCAAGTCTTGCGAATATTACGAAAGCTGCGGAAAGCCGGAAAGATACATGAAGTGTATGGGCTACAAAGAGCGGCAGCAGGCAGCAGGCAAACAGAAAGTTGACGTGCAAGGCTGACAGCCGGGAAAGACTGGCAATAAATGAAATGGAGGAACAGCAAATGGCGCAGGCAATGGAAAGAAGCAAGGTAATTGAATTGCTGGAATATTACAAAGACATAGACGGGGAGGTGAGCATATACAGAAAGATTATAAATGACTTGACGGACCAATACTACAACCCCATTGGCGCTATACAGTGCGACGGTCTACCAAAAGGAAAAAATAATATATCACGACAAACAGAAAATATGGCGCTGAACATTCCAGATTTTGTCAGCGGAGAAATCAAAGACTATGAAGCAAAGGTGCAGCAGCTACAGAGTTTGAAAGCACAGCTTTTGCAGGAGATTTCAAGATTGAAACTGAAAGAAAAGCGTATTATTTTCGATTTTTACATTCACAACCTCAAATGGGAACAAGTAGCGGTACGCAATTCATACAGTGAACGGCAGTGCAAGAACATTAGAGATAACGCACTTGCTACGCTGTCACAGAGGTTTGAAAAGAACCAGATAATTTCACAATTCAAGAAGATTGCATAAGCAATCATTGCCCGCCATTGCCTGCGTTTCACTGGTATAATTTATATCAGCAAAGCAGGCTTTACGCCGTTATATTTGCACGTTGGCAATAGTGGGCTTTGGAGATTTTTTGAAATTACAAAGCCCATAATTTTTTATACTTCCGTAAACCGGAAGAGTTGGAAAGAATGAAAACAAACGAAAAGAGGTGAGAAGATGGGAAGACCACGGAACCCAGAGCGGGACAAGTCAATGCAACGCTATCTGGACGCAGACGGCAAGATTGAAACAGCAGAACTGGCAAAGCTGGCAGGGGTGCCAGAAGTGCGGATAAGAAAATGGAAGTCAGAAGACAGCTGGGACGAAGCACTGAAAAACAAGCCGAAAAAAAGAGGGGGTCAAAAAGGCAACAAAAATGCTGCTGGAAAAACCCCAGCAAAAAAAGGCAACAAAAACGCTGTCACACATGGAGCGTTTGCACAGGCAGGGTATGAAGACATAGACCCGGAGCAGGCGGCAGCAATACAGAACATGGGCACACCGTCCGCACTATCTCAAATGATGGAGGAATTGCAGGCATTATACGTCCGCAAAGCCTATCTGGAAAGCCTACTGAAAGAGTACGAGAGCAAAGAAGCAGGCGGCTTTTATACTGATAAAATCGTACACATGATTGTGCCAAAGAGCATGGAAGAACGCAGGGAAGAAGAGGACTGCGGCATGGAGCAGGGGCAAGCGACAGACCCAGAGGGAAGCAAAGAGATATACAAAACAGCAATGAAATCTATTATCAAGTCAAGCCCGTTTGATAGAGCAATGAAAGTGGAAGCTGAACTAAACAAGCTACATGGGCGTATCATCAAGCAGCTGGACAGTATCAAGGCGTATGAGTTAGAGGACAGACGCTTGCAGCTTGCAGAAAAGCAACTTGAATTGAACAAACAGAAGCTAACGGGAGAGTTTGAGATTAACCCGGACGGAAGCACCGAAAACGACGAAATCACAGACGTTGTGGACGACGTTTAATAGGTTCTTCCGGCGGTCTGGAAGCACTGCGGGTACGGCGACGCCCAAAACCTGCCCAGATATAATTTTGAAAATTCCATTTCCGCTTCCGACCCGGTAAAAAATAAAGGGGCAGGGGCTAAAAAAGAAAAAAATGTGACCAATTCGGACACAAAAGAAAGGGGGTGCGGTTTTTGAAAGCGTACACTTCAAAGGCGGTTGCCGCTTGGTTGGATATTTCAGAACGCAGAGTGCGCCAGCTGCGTGACGAAAAGGTTATAACGGAAATCAGACCGGGACTGTACGACTTGAAGACCGTAAACCACCAATACATAAATTATCTGCGCAAGAACAACCCGGAAAGTGAAAGCGCTGTGGACTACAACACAGAACGTGCGAAGCTGGTTAGGGCAAAGCGAGAAGCACAAGAACTGGAATTGCAGTTGCGCAGAAATGAAGTACACACCACAGAAGATGTGGAACAGGTAATGACAGACACACTTGTTAGGTTCAAAACAAGATTGATGGCTATACCTGCAAAATTAAGCCCTATTTTATCAAAGAAAAAGGACCAGACAGAAATTTTTAAGCTATTAAAGACGGCTATTGATGAAGTGCTGGAAGAACTTTCAGACTTCCAGACAGTGTTTGGGTATGGTGTGGACAATGAAGAAAAACACATTTGAAATGTTCACCCGCATTTTCAAAGTATTGCAGCCGCCGCCGGAAATGACACTTTCACAGTGGGCAGATAAGTTCCGCAGACTGTCTGCCGGGTCTTCCGCAGAGCCGGGACGCTGGAAGACAGCAAAGGCGCCGTATCAAAAAGAGATTATGGACGCCATTACAGATATTACAATCAAAAAAGTGGTGATAATGTCAGCTGCACAGGTTGGAAAGACTGACGCAATGGTGCTGAACCCTATCGGCTATTACGTCCACTACGACCCGTCACCAATCATGGTTATACAGCCAACTATTGACATGGCAGAAAAGTTTTCAAAAGAAAAACTATCCCCCATGCTGCGTGATACACCCGTACTTGCGGACAGGATAAACGAGAAATCGAGAAACAGCGGTAACACAATCATGCAAAAGATATTTCCGGGCGGCTTCATAACGATTGCAGGCGCAAACAGCCCAACGGGACTGCGAAGCCACACAATCAGAATATTGCTTGCAGACGAGATAGACGCATACCCAGCCAGTGCAGGAAAAGAGGGCGACCCACTTTTGCTGGCTTCAAAGCGTCAGACTACATTCTGGAATAAAAAGCAGGTGGACATTTCAACACCGACAGTCAAAGGGGCTTCCAGAATAGAAGTGGAGTACGAAAACAGCAGCCGGGGAGAATGGAACGCACCGTGCCCGTGCTGCGGAGAACTGCAACCGCTGGTCTGGTCAAATGTTGTGTTCGACAAAAACGACCTATCAGAAATCAGATACGCTTGCAGCAAGTGCGGCGTCATATCCAGTGAAGCAGAATGGAAAGAACACTTTATTGACGGAACCTTTGTACATGAAGACCCAGACAACCCCGTGCGTGGGTTCCACTTGAACACGCTTGCTTCCACATTGACCACATGGCAAGAAGTTGTTGAAAAGTTTCTGACGGCAAATGACCAGATGAAAAAAGGCAACGTGGAACTTATGAAAGTATGGACTAATACCGAAATGGGGCAAACGTGGGAAGAAGACGGGGAAACCATAGAAGACGACGAACTGATGAAACGCCGGGAGAAATACAAGTGCGAAGTGCCAGAAGAAGTGCTGTACTTGACAGCTGGCGTAGATACGCAGGACGACAGATTTGAAATTGAAGTTGTGGGCTGGGGTCCAGAATATGAAAGCTGGGGCATTAGGTATGCGGCAATATACGGCGACAATTCAGACATCAACAATCAAGTCTGGCAAGACCTTGACACATTCTTATTGCAGACCTTTGAAAAACCGGACGGAACGAAAATGAAGCTGTCATGCGTCTGCATTGACAGTGGAGGACACAGAACCAATCAAGTATATAAATTCTGCAAAGCCCGGTTCAATCGCAGGGTATTTGCAATCAAAGGTTCAAACGATAGCGCCGCAGCGTATATACAGAAGCCGTCAAAGAGCAACCGTGAGGGCGCATACCTTTTCACACTGGGAGTTGATACCGGAAAAAGCCTGCTTATGGACAGACTAAAGCTGGAGGAAGAGGGACCCGGCTTTTGCCATTTTCCAAAAGAAGAGGGCAAGGGATATGACGAAAAGTATTTCAAGGGCTTAACGTCAGAAAAAAAGGTAATGCGTTACAAGATGGGCAGACCATATTTTGCATGGGAACTGAAAGACAAAGGCGAACACAAGCGAAATGAAGCGCTGGACTGCCGAAACTACGCAACGGCAGCCATTGAAATTATCAACGTACCATTAAAAAAACCAGACAAAAAGAAAGACGCCACACAAGCAAAGAAAATTGTAAAACGTGGCAGAAGAAGAAGTGGAGGAATTTTATAAATGGCAGGAATTACACTGGAAACAGCAAAAAGACACCTTGACGCATGGCTGGAAGCAGAACTGGCAGTGACAAACGCCCAGTCATACACGATAGGAAGCAGGACTATGACAAAAGCCAATCTGACCGAAATTAGAAAGTCTATTGAATATTGGCAAGGGAAAGTCACTGCGCTTGAAAATGCGGCAAAATATGGCGGCAGGAACCGTGCAAAACGATTTGTACCACGGGATTTATAAAACATTGCCCGTGATTGCCCGTTTTGGGGCTTTATTTCCCCCCATTGCCCGCAAAAATGGGGTAATATTGTAGCGTGAATAAGTGAGAAAAGACAAAAAGCACCCGTGAAAAGGTGCTTTTTTCATGCAATAAAGGAGGTGAAAGCGTGGGAATTGCAGCGGGAATTGATAAGGCAATAGCAGTCATAGCACCGCAAGCAGCACTGAAAAGAACGGTTGCAAGGCAGAAAATGCAGATTTTAGACAGTGGGTATGGCAATTATGGCGCCAGCGTCACAAAGAAATCACTTGCAGGCTGGCTTCATGCAGGCGGCAGCAGTCGTGAGGACATAGAAGACAATGTATCTATATTGCGCCAGCGTACCCGTGATTTATACATGGGCGTGCCGCTGGCAAACGGGGCAGTCAAAACCATGCGCACCAACGTTGTTGGACGTGGGCTGCGGTTGAAATCGACCATTGACGCAGAAACGCTGGGAATTTCACCAGAAGAACGCCGGAACCTTGAAAAAAAGATTGAAAAAGAGTGGTCTATCTGGGCTGAAAGCAATGATTGCGATATGTCAAGGATAGACAACTTTTACGAGTTGCAGCAGTTGGCTTTTATGAACTGGCTTATTTCTGGGGATTGTCTGGCGGTATTGCCAGTCAAACCACGAATAAACCAGCCGTATGACCTGCGTGTGCAGCTGATAGAAGCAGACAGACTTTGCAGCCCGGACGACTGCGACACCATAGACAACAAGATTGTTGGAGGTGTAGAGGTTGACAAGTCCGGGGAAGTAATAGCGTATCACATAGCGAACCACCACCCGTTGTCATACGCATACAATGACATAAGCTGGCAGAGGGTTGAAGCATACGGACAAAAGACCGGAAGAAGAAACGTGCTTCACATGATGAACCGGGAAAGAATAGGACAGCGCAGGGGCGTTCCGTTCCTTGCACCAGTCATTGAAAGTTTGAAACAGCTTGGAAGATACACGGACGCAGAGCTTGTGGCTGCGGTTGTATCTGGTATGTTTACCATTTTTATTGAAAAGGCAGACGCCAGCGCAGAAGACGCCATAGGAAGTATGCTGCCGGAAGAAGTGCAGGTGGACGCAGAAGACGAAAGCACCATTGAACTTGCGCCGGGCGCCGTTATCGACTTAAACGAGGGAGAGAAAGCACACGACACGAACCCCGGAAGACCAAACGCCAATTTTGGCGGCTTTGTAGAAGCAATATGCCAGCAGATAGGCGCAGCACTTGAAATTCCGTATGAATTGCTTGTAAAGCGCTTTAATTCCAGTTATACAGCCAGCAAAGGCGCACTGGAAGAAGCATGGAAAATGTTTAATATGTACCGTGACTGGCTATCAACGGACTTCTGCCAGCCAGTATATGAAGAATGGCTGACGGAAGCGGTAGCAAAAGGACGTATCAAAGCACCGGGCTTCTTTACTGACCCGGCAATTAGGAAAGCATATTGCGGGGCAAAGTGGAACGGACCCGCAAAAGGTATGCTCGACCCAATAAAAGAAGTGACGGCAGCAGAAAAGAGAGTGTCAAACGGCTTTAGCACCAGAAGTGATGAAGCAATGCAAATGACAGGAAGCAACTTTTATAACAATGTCGAACAGTTGAAACATGAAGAAAAAGAACTGAAAGAGGTGAAGAAAATTGCCAATGGAACCACAAACAAACAGAACGCCCCAGCAGAACCCGCAGGCAATGCCGGGAATGAACCAGCAGCAGGACAGCAGAACGCCGGGCAATCCTTACGGGGTGACAACAAATAAATTCTGGAACTTTATCCCGGCAGCAGGGGACAAACCACCGGAACTGCTTTTATACGGAGCAATAAGCAGCCAGCAGTCATGGTGGGAAGATAGGGTAACACCACAGCAATTCAATCAAGAACTTGCGGCGCTTGGTGATGTGCCGGAAATTATCGTGCGCATTAACAGCGGCGGTGGTGATGTGTTCGCAGCAAATGCAATTTTTACGAGATTGAAAGATTGTTCAGCTAAAGTGACAGTCAAAATTGATGGCTGGGCGGCAAGCGCTGCCACAATCATTGCTATGGCTGGCGACACAATCAAGATTGCCAGAAACGGTGTATTTATGATACATGACCCAGCAATGACAGTCTGGGACACTTTCAGAGCAGAAGACTTTTTGAAGATGGCTGATGAACTGAAAGTGATTAAACAAAGCATTGTCAATACATACGCCAGCAAGACTGGCAAAAAAACAGAAGACATAGAACAGCTTATGTCAAACGAAACATGGTGGACGGGCGACATTGCCGTTGAAAACGGCTTTTGTGATGAATTGATGTTTGAAGACAGCACAACAGTTGTTGAAAACTCTTCAAAAATCGTTGTCAATTCAGTGCCTATTGACGTTTCCATGTTCAAGAGTATTCCAACCCAGTTATTAAACAGCCCGCACAATCAAAATCCGGGTAGTTTAGTAAATAGTGCAACAGAACCTATCAACAAGCCAAAAGAAAAGGAGGAACCAGAAATGGCAGCACCAGAAAACAAAATCACAACGGTTGACGCACTAAAAGCCGCATACCCGGATTTAGTAGCGACAATCCAGAACGAAGCCGCAGCCACAGAACGTGCAAGAATTAAAGGCATTGAAGACTTGGCAAACGGCAACTATGCAGCACTTGCGACAGACGCAAAGTTTGAAAACCCTATTTCTGCGCAGGAACTTGCAGTGAAAATCATTGCAGAGCAGAACAAAGCGGGTGGAACTTACATTCAGAACCGCCAGCAGGACGCACAGAACAGCGGGGCAAACAGCGTATCTGGCGTAACACCGGAGGACAACGCAGGCGGTGACGGAAAAGACCCGTTCAATGCCGCTATTGACAAGTTGTTTCCAGATACAAAATAAGGAGGTAGCGCAAAATGAGTGAATACGCAGTAGAGAAGAGAGAAACAGCGCCAAAGAATTTCTTTGCTGGCGACTTCCCAACAGTACCGGAAACGGGAGTTGCAGGCGCAGAAATCAAAGAGTATGCACCAGTAATGGTTGACACAGAGAACGAAAACAAAATCATTCCGGTTGCTACAACAAAAGAAGCGAACGCAATCGGAATTTCTGCGGCAGCAGCAGGAAAGGGCGAGCCAGTCACATATTATTTGACAGGTGAGTTTTTCGCTGACGCATTAAACCTTGAAGCAAGCGCAGATTTAGCAAAAATCAAAGAAGCACTGCGAAAAGTATCAATCTTTTTGAAGTAAGGAGGATAAAACAATCATGGCAAATGAAGTATCTATTTACGAACCACGAACAATGGGCAGAGTGGTTCAGAAGTTACCGCCCGTGCGTACTTTTTTCAGAAGTACATTTTTCAAACATGAAGAAACATTCGTGACAAAGAATGTTGATGTTGATTTCAAGAAAGGAAGCAGAAAGGTTGCACCGTTTGTCAGCCGTGTAATTGGTGGAAAGGTAGTGCCAAACACTGGCTATGAAACAAAGACCTACACACCGCCTTTAGTTGCACCGGAAAAGGTCACAACGGTTGACGACCTTTTACAGCGCAGACCGGGTGAAAGCCTTTATTCTGGCAGAACACCTGCGGAACGTGCAGTGCTTAAAATGGCTGATGATTTCAAGGAACTGCGAGAAATGATTTTACGCCGTGAAGAGTTAATGTGCGTACAGACCATTTTTACTGGCACAATCCCTATCATTGGCGACGGAGTAAATGAAGTGATTGACTTCTCTTTTACAAACAAAGAGAAAATCACAACAGCAGCGAAGAAGTGGACTGCTGACACTTCCGACCCTATCGCAGATTTGAAGCGCTGGCACGAAACCGTACAGAAGACAGGATTTGTAAACTGTGATATTTGTGTTATGGGTGGCGACGTTGCAAATGCGTTTGTAAATCATGCAAAGGTGCAGAAAATGCTTGATGTGAAAAACTTCAATCTTGCGGTTATACAGCCTAAACAGTTACCGAACGGCGTCACATACCTTGGAACCATTCACGAACTGGGACTTGATATTTACAAGTACAATGAGTGGTATCTTGACGACTGGACAAACCCGAACAAACCGGAAGACAAGCCGCTTGTACCTGCTGACAGCTTGGCACTGTTAAGCACAAACGCTGATTATTCCATGTACTATGGAGCAATCACACTTATTAAGGAGCCGGACGGCAACTTTATGACCGTAGAGGGTAAATATGTACCGGACACATGGACAAAGCGTAAGCCTGCCCGCCGCTTCCTCAATCTGTCTTCTGCACCGTTATGCGTTCCGCATGATGTAGACAGCTGGTTTGTTGCAACGCCTATCTAATGGACTTCAAAGCACAGCTTGCCAGTGACATGAAAGTGTTTCACAACTGTGGAGAAATGGCAACTATGACTGATATATGGTATCAAGGCAAGAAACACTATTTGCCCATAATCATTGACCACACGGCAGCCGACGAACGGCAGAGAGGAAACGGGGACAATGCAGAGGGCATAAACCGTGCTTCTTGTCTGGTCTATATGTCATTATATGATTTTGGTTGCGTTCCCAAAAAAGGACGCCAGCTTGAAATTGACGAAGCCGGGGCAATCAATATGTATAACATTTCAAAAGCAGACTGCGAGGACGGGGAAATAATTCTTGAATTGGAGATGTTGGAAGAATGATTGAAATAACATCTGACGCAATAGAAAGAGTGGGAACCCTGCTGGCAGACGTTCCAAAAGGTGCAGAAAGAGTATTTGCCAGCGCTATGAACCGTGGTATTTCCAGAGTGAAGACACAGGCAATAAAGCAGGTAAAAACCGTATATGCCGTAAATGGCGCAGCACTGACGAAAGCAACCAGAATAAATATAACCAAAGCCAGCACGGGAAACCTTGCGGGCTTTGTTTCGTTTTCTGGCGTGAAAATACCGCTGTACAAATTCAAAGTAACGCCGACGAAGCCCGGAACTGGAAAACAGGTGCGGGCAGCAGTTAAAAAAGGCGGTAGCGGGACACCATTTGAAGACGCTTTTATTGCGGAAATGAAAAGCAATGGTCACACCGGAGTATTTGAGAGGACAGGGCGCAAGCGTTTTCCGATTGAAGAAAAAATGGGACTATCAGCAGCACAGATGGTGGGAAACGAAGATATTATAGACAGGCTGGAAAAGGAAGCACAAGAACTGGTAAACGAAAGAATTATACACGAAATGAACAGGATTTTGAATGGTTATGGAGGGTAAAGAATTATGACACCAGTTTTTTTGTTGGAAGAATTGCAGAAATTCATTAGTTCCAAAACGTCTGACATTATTTTGCCAGTGCGAACCAGAACGGGAAGCAGCGAAGAAAAAGAAAGAGCAGCAGCAGTTTATAAAATGGGGCTGCCGGAAGCAGACGACGTACAACAGAAAGTACCATACATTCTGTTAAAGTTCCTAACAGGGACGGACGACAAGAAAGCAGGCGAACCAGAGGAAGACAGCTGCAAAGTAAGAATAATATTTGCGGTGTATTCAGAAGATGGGCAGGACGGACCGCTGGCACTTCTCAATCTGATTTTGAGAGTGCGCAGCGAATTGAAGAAAGCCGGGACAATCGGCGGCGGTCAATTTGCTTTGGAACTGCCGCTGGAATATATCGTATATCAAGACACCACGCCGCCATACTACATGGGCGAAATGGTGACAAATTGGAGTATGCCAGTCACGCAACGTGATGTGGCAGAGATTTTGCACAATTTATAGACAGGAGGAAGACAAAATGGCAAAAGCGACCACAGCAAGCGCCACAGCAGCCGAAAAGGACGCTGAAAAGGTGCAGGCGGTAGAAAATACCACAACAGAAGAAAAAGCCGTAAAAACGGCAAATACGCAGTCGGAAACAGTAAAGCTGATTTACATTGGACCGAACCTGCCAAAAGCAATGCTGCCATGCAACAAGATTTTTGAGGGAACAGACAAAGAGATTGAAGAAGAACTTTCTTTCATTCTTGAAAAGTTCCCGCTTGTAAGAAAAATGCTGGTTCCTATTTCCGAACTGGCAGACAAAAAAGACAAGGTGAAGACAACCGGGAATGTATACAACAAGTATTATTCAGACTTAAAGGCTGCCGCCCTTGCATACGCAGAACAGGAGGTATAACAAATGAGTGACGTATCACATGGAGTAAACGCCAGTAAGACAAACAATGGCGCAATCACGCCCGTGTCCGTAGATACTGGCGTGCATTTTGTGGTTGGAACAGCACCCGTGCAGATGGTAAACGGAAAAGTAAATGAAGTCATTATGGCTTCAAGCTACAAAGAAGCAGTGCAGGCGTTGGGATATTCCGACGACTGGAAGAAATACAGTCTTTGTGAAGAGATTTACACAGCGTTTACATTGTTCAATTCTGCGCAGGTGTTCTTTGTAAATGTTCTTGACCCTAAGAAACACAAGAAAACAGTTGATGAAACACAGATAGACGTTGTAGACGGTCAGATTGTATTACCTGCGGAAGCAATCGCAGGCAGTGTGGAAATCACAGGAAAGACAGCTGGGGAAGATTACGAAGTATTTTACAGCGACACAAACTGCGTTGTGGAGTTCTTAAAAGAAACCACAGGCAAACTTACCGTGAAATATGACGCCGTGGACGCTTCACAGGTCACAAAAAGTGATATTATCGGCGGTTACAGCGTAAGCACACACAAGACAACCGGACTTGAACTGATTAACAATGTATTTCCACTTTATACAAAGGTTCCAGACCTTATTTTGTGTCCGAATTGGTCACATGACGCAGAGGTTGCAGCTGTAATGTCTGCAAAGGCAGAGAATATCAACGGACTGTTTGAGGGTGAAGCAATTCTGGACATTGACTGCACGGCAGAAACCGGGGCGACATACTACACGGAAGTGCCAGCATGGAAGAAACAGAAAAACTTCACAAAAAGAACAGAAGTTGTCTGCTTCCCTAAAGTTGCGCTGGGAGATAGAGTTTTCAATCTTTCAACACAGCTTGCAGCCAGTATGTCAGCCGTAGACAATGCGGAAGAGTACGGCGGCGGCACACCTTGCGAAAGTGCTTCAAACAAGGGTATACAGGCAGACAGAATGGTTACTGCGGACGGTTCGGAAGTAGTCATGGATATTCAGCAGGCAAACTACTTGAACGAAAACGGCGTTGTGACTGCACTTAATTTCTTTAATGGCTTTGTAAGCTGGGGAAATTATACGGCTTGTTACCCTGCCAACACAGACGTGACGGACTATTTCTACTGTATCAACCGTATGTTCAAGTGGGTTGCAAAGACGCTTATTTTGACGTACTGGAACTACATTGACAGAGGAATTAAAAGACGTCTGATTGACGCAGTTGTGCAGTCAATCAATGATTGGCTGGCAAGCCTTGCAACTGATGAAAAAATCATTGGTGGACGTGTGGAGTTCAACGAAAGCGAAAACAGCACAAGCCAGCTTGCAGCAGGAATTGTGCGTTTTCACATTTATATGACGCCGCCATCACCAATGCAGAAAATGGACTTTGTGCTTGAATATGACTTGTCATATCTTGCAGCACTGGTGGCAGCATAACAGGAGGTGAAACAGAATGTCAAAAGTTGACGAATTAGTTATTAACTATGCGATTTACGAAGACGCCGTAGAGTATCTGGGAACCACAGAAGTGACACTGCCAGACTTGGAGTACATGACGGAAGAGTTGAGCGGCGCAGGCATTGCGGGAAATATCGAAGAAATCATTATCGGTCACTTAAATGCAATGTCAACAACTTTCAATTTCCGAACTGTCACAGCGGCAGCAGTCAAGCTGATGGAACCACGGGTACACAGAATTGACCTGCGAGTTGCACAGCAGAGAATGAACCTGCGCACAAGCGCAAACGAAGTGTCCGGCGTTAAGCACATTATGAAAGTAAAGCCGAAGAAGACAGCACTTGGAAAAGTTGCGGCAGCTTCAACAGCTGATGTAAGCGGTGAATATGCCGTTTCATACTATGCAATGTACTTGGACGGTTCAAAGGTAACGGAAATTGACCCGTTAAACTTTGTGTGCATTATCAATGGCAAAGATTACTTAAAGGACGTCAGAAAAGCATTAGGCAAGTAAAAAAAGACAGCAGGAGCCAGCGGGAAGACCGCTGGTTTTTTCCTGCCTAAAATCAAAGATATGGAGGAATAAACAATGTCAGATACAACAAATACAACTGAAAACATGGAGCAGGTAACAGAGCAGGAAAAGGAAATGCAGGAAGCACAGGCAAGCGGCGTGGTCAATTTTGACGACAAGAAGAAAGACAAGGAAGAAGACGGCAGTTTGAATTATACACACACATTCAAAAAGCCCAGAGAGATTGAGGGAAAGAAGTATACAAAATTAACTTTCTATTTTGACAATTTAACTGGTGAAGATATTGAAGCAGTAGAGCAGGAACTTGCAGACCAGAACAAATATGCACTTTCACCGGAAATTTCCTCTGCGTTCCAGTGTATTCTTGCGGCAAAAGCTGCGGGGGTTGCTTCTGATGAAATCAGACGTCTTCCGGTAGGCGATTACATGAAGATTAAGAACAAAGCAAGGGATTTTTTAATTGCTGCGGGCTACTAAAAATTAAAGAACCCGCAAAGTTCATAAGAAAGCAGATATACAAAATGTCAAGGGCTTCACATACGCCCGTCCCGTTCTGGCTGCAAATGCCTATACGCAGACTTTTTGCATGGATTGAAACCATAAATGAAGTGGAAAAAGAAGAAGCGGAAGAGCAGAAACAGAACAGCAATAATGCGTAGGGAGGTGAAACAGCTTGGCAGGGTCACAAAAGGAATTTGAACTGCTTTTTAAGCTGAAAGCGTCGCTGGGTGGCAATTTTAACAGCACATTCAAAAGCGCAATTAACACCAATAACCAGTTACGGGACAGCTTAAAAAATGTCAATTCCCTGCAATCAAAGATTGACGGCTACACAAAGCAGTCTGCCGCTATTGATAAGAACAAAGAACGGCTGGCGCAGCTTAACGCAGAGCATGACCGATTACAGCAGGAATTGCAGCAGACAGGCGAACCCACAGAAGCACTGCGGAAGAAGCTTGAAAAGAATGAAAACCAGATACAACAGACCACTGCCAAAATTGAAGAACAGGAAAAACAATTAAACAGTTACGCCGACGAACTGAAAGCAGCCGGAGTAAATACGGATAATCTGGAAGAAGCCAACGGAAGACTGCAAAAGTCTTATGAAAAGCTGCAAACTTCACAGCAGACGTTGCAAAAACTGAATGACAAGCAACAGCAGGTAGAACAGAGCATTTCAAAGACAAAAGGACAACTGCTGGGAACTATTGGCGCAATTAGTGCCGTAGCCGCCGCAGTGTATGCAGGACCAGTGCAGGCAGCGCAGCAGTACGAAAAAGCAATAGCAAAGGTGGGAACCATTGCAGATACGCAGGAAGTCCCACTGGGCACATTGTCACAACAGATAATGGAACTGTCAAACAAGACAGGAATTGCAGCCAATGCCATTGCTGATGATGTGTACAACGCTATATCTGCCGGGCAGAAGACAGGTGACGCCGTAAACTTTGTCACAAACAGTACGAAGTTAGCAAAAGCCGGATTTGCGGAAAGTTCGCAAACGCTGGACGTATTAACAACCGTATTGAACGCATACGGCATGAGTGCGGACAAAGTAAGCACGGTATCAGATATGCTGGTACAGACGCAGAACAAAGGTAAAGTGACAGTAGGAGAACTGGCAAGCAGTATGGGTAAAATCATACCGACTGCAAACGCCAGCAATGTTTCACTGGAACAGTTATGCGCCGGATATGCAATAATGACCAGCAAAGGTATTGCAGCCGCAGAAACAACAACATACATGAACAGTATGTTAAATGAGTTGTCGAAGTCTGGAAGTACGACAGACAAGCTATTGCGGCAGAAGATGGGCGGCAGCTTTGCAGAATTGATGGCAAGCGGTAAATCACTTGGGGAAATTCTGGGAGGTATACAGGAAGAAGCCAGCAAGTCTGGTCTTGCCCTATCTGATATGTTCAGCAGTTCAGAAGCCGGAAAAGCGGCAATGTCGCTTCTGTCAAACGGAGTTGACGGCTTCAATTCAAGCGTACAAGACATGGTAAACAGCGTTGGGGCAACAGACAGCGCATTTGCCAAAATGGAAGACACAACAGAAGCCAAAATGGAAAAGGCAAAGAACAGTATAGCAAACTTGGGTATTGTTCTTGGTCAAAACTTACTGCCGATTGTCGGAAATCTGGCAGACAAAGTGGCGGTTGTGGTCACTAAAGTTTCAGAATTTGCAGCAGCAAACCCAAAATTAGTGCAAACAGCCCTAAAGGTAGCAGCGGGGCTGGCAGCATTGAAAGTGGGAATGTTGACAACAAAGCTGGTTACATTATCAGCGCAAGACGGCATATTGTCACTGGCAAAAAAGCTGGTGGGACTGCGTGCCGGATTTATTGAAAACGCAGCAACAAGCGTAAGTTTTGCGGAAAAGCTGAAAACAGCCGGAAGCGGTATATTGTCATATTTTGGCAATGTAAAAGGCGCTATGGGCGGCGTAGGTTCTGCAATAGGTAATATATTCAGTGGTAACAGAGTTATTGGAGCAGTAACAGGCTTTATGGGCGGCGTGAAGCAGTCCATTGTCAGTGGCTTTTTAGGAATTGCAGGAAAAGCAAGCGGAGCATTGACAGGAGCCGGGACAAAAATGCTGGGACTTATGCTGAAGCCATTTTCACTAATTGGCGGCAAGCTGGGTCCGATACTTGGAACGGTAGGCAGTGCGATTGCAAACAGCCCACTTGGAAAAGTAGGCGGCTTCATAACAAAGGGAATTACCGGAGCATTTAGCAAGGCAACAACACTGATTGCACCGCTGGGAAATGCGGTAAAAACGGTGCTGGGTCCTATTGGAAACCTTGCAAAAACAGCACTGGGACCGCTTGGAGGTATTGCAGGAAAGATACTGCCAGTTGTGGGCGTTATCACAACAATTATTACAGTAATACAGCTTGTAAAGAACCATCTTGAAGAGATAAGGGGATTTATACAGCGGACTTTTGGTGATGAAGCACTGGCAGTCTTTGACAAGATTGTTTCAGTCATTACCAACATAGGCGACACCATAAAGAATGTGTTTTCTGATGGGAACATAGGTGCAGCCCGTGACAAGATACAAGAATTGTTCGGAGATAAAGGCGCAGCAGTCTTTGACACGTTTGTAAATGTGCTGGGAACAGTAAAGAACGCAGTTTCAGAGGTTGTGGGCTTTATAACCACATACGTTGTGCCAGTCGCAGAACAGGTATTGCAGGTGATTGTTACACAGGTAATACCGGGGATTGTTAGCTTTATTCAAGCGGCAGCTCCAACCATTATGCAGATTATACAAAGCATTGCTGATTTTATCGGCGCAATTATTCCAGTGATAGGAAGTTTCATTGCTGGTCTTATGCCGATTATTTCAGAAATAATCACATTCATTTCAACTTATGTTTTGCCGATTATTTCAGAATTATTCAGCTTTATTTGTAGCACGGTGCTTCCGGCAATTTCCGCAGCAATTCAAGCAATTTTGCCAGTGGTGACAAACGTATTGCAAACGCTTTTACCTGCGATACAAACAGCGCTGACGACAATCTGGAACATAGTTTCACCAATAATTCAAGGAATTTTAGCAGCAATACAATTTGCAATGCCAACAATCCAGTCTATCGTACAAAGCGGAGTTCAAGCAATTTCCGGTGTAATTTCTGGAATTGCAACCGTACTGAATGGAATTATCACTTTCATAACTGGTGTATTTTCCGGGAACTGGCGGCAGGCTTGGGAGGGCATAAAGCAAATATTTTCTGGAATTTGGCAGGGTATCAAGTCAGTGTGTACGGGTGTTATCAACGGCATTATATCTGCGGTCAACACGGTTATACGTGGGTTGAACAAAGTAAAAGTGCCAGACTGGGTGCCGGGCGTAGGTGGAAAGGGTATAAACATATCTGAAATACCTATGCTGGCGAAAGGTTCCAAAAATACACCAGACACGTTCATTGCTGGTGAAGCGGGACCAGAGTTAATCACGAACGCACCGGGGCGCACGGTGTTTACAGCAGACCAGACAAGAAACATTCTGGCTGCACAGAATACGGCAGCCACAACAGCGGCAGCAGTAGCGCCAACAGCAGCACAGACCACAACAACACCGCAGACGGTGAACAACTACAACACAGCGCCAGAGGTAACAGCGGGCGCAGGAAGCGGCGGTGGAAGTGCAAACAATGTAACTATCAACAACAGTCCGACAATCGTTATCAACGGGGACAAGCCGGAAGACTTGGACGCAAAACTGGAAGAGAACAACAGAAAGTTGCTGCGTGACGTTGAAGACCTACTGGACGAAAAAGAAGACAAGGAGAAGCGGCAGAAATATGACTAAAAGCTACACAACCATATCTGGGGATATGTGGGACAAGATAGCATTTGAACAAATGGGAAGCGTCCTGCATACAGATAAGCTGATGAAAGCCAATGTCAAGTACGCCAGCACCTACGTTTTCCCTGCCGGGGTTGTATTAACAATCCCGGAAGTGGAAGACGAAGAAGACTTGGAACTGCCACCGTGGAAAAGGGGGCTGCTGACGTAGAATGAGTGCAAAAGACATGGCACGCCGGGTGGAACTGCGGTTGAAATTTCAAAACGTAAAAGTCCCGGCAGATATAAATAAATATTTAAGCAGCCTTACTTTCACTGACGAAGACGAAGACAACGCAGACGATTTGCAGCTTGCGTTTGATGATAGAGAAAGAAAGTGGCTGGGAAGCTGGCTGGAAGTAAAGCCGACTTTCATTAAGACCACAACGACGGTGCAAAAGCAGGTTGAAGCTGCAAGCGTTGTCAATTATGTAGTCAAAAAAGGTGATACGCTTTGGGCTATTGCCAAAAAGTATCTGGGAAGCGGTACAAAATACCCGCAGATTGCTTCTGAAAACAATATTAAAAACCCTAACTTAATATATCCGGGGCAGGTTTTCAAAATCACAACGGGCGGTACAGCAACACAGACGGTCACAGAAACGAAAGAAACAACAAAGAAAGTGTCTGACCCTAAATTGATAACAGCAACGATTGTTCAGAAGAACTGGCACGACAACGGCAAAGACGCCGTGCTGGACTGCGGGACATTTGAACTGGACAGCGTAGACGCCAGCGGACCGCCAACAAAAATCACACTAAAGGGCACGTCAATTCCTTATACTTCCAAAATGAGAGTAGAAAGAAAATCAAAGGCGTGGGAAAACACCAATTTGAAAGTGATTGCAGAACAGATAGCGTCTGAAAGCAACTTGAAACTGATGTACATTGCGGACAACATACCGAAGTACAAAAGAAAAGAGCAGGTGCAGACGTCAGACATTGTGTTTTTGCAGAAATTATGCAAAGCGGCAGGGCTTGCACTGAAAGTAACCACAATGAATGTGGTTATCTATGACGCCGCAGAGTATGACAGCAAGCCACCTATAAAAACCATAAAATATGGCAGCGGTGATTATATTTCATACAAGCTGGGAACCAGCCTGCATGATACAGCATACACCAGCTGCCATGTTTCGTATACGGACCCGGACAGCAAAGAAACGATTGAAAGCACATACACGGCAGACAGCACAGAGGGAACCGGGCAAACACTTGAAGTCAACGAAAAGGTCAGAAGCACAAATGAAGCATACGAACTGGCAAAAAAACGGCTACGTGAAAAGAACACACAGCAGTTTACAGCAAGTTTCACAATGCTTGGTGATGTGCAGCTGGTGGCAGGTGCCACAGTTAAATTAAAAGGCTTCCAGAAGTTTGACAGAAAGTACAAGATTACCAAAGCGACCCACAAATTGACGGGAGGATATACAACACAGATTGAATTACAACAGGTATTGGAGGGCTACTAATGGCAGACATGACAGAGTTAAAAAACATAGTGCGGCTTGGCACCGTGCAGAGTGTGAACGCCAGCAAAATGACAGCCCGTGTGAAGTTCAAGGACAAAGGCGGTATCACTTCCGGTGATTTAAGAATTATAAAACGCCCAGTGTACGTTGTGCCAGCAATGGAAAGCGGGGCAGAGGGGCAGACAGCAAAAACAACACTGAAATATGACTACAACGGGCAAATGTTAAAGGAAGTAAGCCACAACCATGAAGCATTTGTGACAGAGTGGACGCCGGGCGTCAATGATATGGTGCTTTGCATAATGGTTCCAGACGGCGACGGCGACGGCTTCATAATCGGGGAGGTGTAGAGCATGGCAAAAATAGGAAGTCTGGGAAGTCTGGTTTTTTCAGTTTCAGAAAACACCGTGCGCACCTTTAATGAATTAAGCTGGAAAGTGTCTGCGAAGTATGCAACGCACGACAGACACATTAAGCGTGATGTATTGGAGTTTTTAGGACCGGAACCCGGAACAATCAGTTTCAAAATGGCGTTCAGTGTATTTCATGGAACAAACCCACTGAATGAAATTAAGAAATTGAACAAAATGTGCAACAAGGGCAATGTTTCAACACTGGTTTTAGGCGGCAAGAAATACGGCTCTTATAAGTGGGTAATAACAGGCGTTAGCAGCACATTGAAACGCTATGACAACAAAGGCAACTGCTGGGCTGCGACAGCAGACGTGACACTAAAAGAATATCCAAAGAGGTGATGAAACATGGACGTGATAAGGGGCGACGGGTCACTATTGACAGAAATTGACCTTGCACCAGCAAATGACCATCAAGCAGTCATACAAAATATTGCGGTTATTCTGGACACGGTGCAGGGTTCCTGCCCTATGTTCCGTGATTTTGGTTTGCCCGGCAGCCTATACGGAAGACCGCAGCCAGTAGTTGAAAATATACTGGTGGGCTATCTGTACGACCAGATAGAAGAATTTGAACCACGGGCGCAGGTTGCAGACATTACATTTGAACATGATGCAGCCACAGGGCGCACAATACCTATTATTTATTTGGAGGAGGTGGAAACAGACAATGAGTGACAGAAAATATCCAGACATTGACTTTGTGGAAACCGACACGGAAACAATAGAAAGCAACTTGATTGCACTATATGAAAACTTTGTACAGCAGGTGCCGGGGCGTGAACGGTACAAAGTGTACCCAGCGTCACCGGAAAGGCTTTTTATTGCGTGGGTTGCAAATATCATTGTGCAACAGCGTGTCATTATCAATGAAACGGCAAAAAAGAACGTGCCACGTTATGCAGACGGTGAATACTTGGACAGCTTGGCAGAATTATTCAAGGACTTGGAAAGACTGCCAGCAAGCCCAGCGTCTGCAATGTTCCGTTTTTATATTTCAGAAGCACAGAAACAATCAGTGATTATTCCTGCGGGCACCAGAATTTCTTTTGATGGTGCAATTTTATTTGAAACAAAAGAAAATCTGGAAATAAAAGCCGGGCAGACATACGGGGACGTTGAGGGAATTTGCACCACAGCGGGCGACGTCGGAAATAATCTGGCAGCGGGGCAGGTCAAAGAACTGGTTGACCTATACGACTACTACCAGAAAGCAGAGAACATCACGGCGACCAGCGGCGGCGCAGAAGAAGAGGACGACGCCAGTTATTATGAGCGTATGCGTGAGAGCATGGAGAGTTTCAGCACGGCGGGTCCTATTAACGGGTACATATACTGGACAAAGAGCGTATCACCAGCCGTGGCAGACGTGGCAGTGACAAGCCCAGAACCTTGCGTTGTAGACGTCCGGGTGCTTTTGCAGAATGGACAGCAGGCAACGTCCGGGGTACTGAAAGAGATTGAAGACGCCTTGAACGCTTCTGACATTAGACCACTTACAGACAAAGTGACGGTATCTGCACCGGAAACGGTAGCATTTGACATTGATGTGACTTTTTATATTCCACAGCCAGACGCAGCCAGCGCCACAGTTATTGCGGCAGCGGCAACGCAGGCAGTAGAAGAGTACGTGACATGGCAAACAAGCAAAATGGGGCGGGATATTAACCCATCATACCTAACAGCAAAGCTGATGGAAGCAGGCGTGAAACGTGTTGAAGTCAGAAAGCCAGTATTCACGGTTGTTGATGATATAAAGGTTGCAAAGCTGGGAAACAAAAGCGTTCTGAATGGAGGTATTGAAAATGTCTAAAACAATTTACAATGCCGATTATTCAGAGTGCCTGCCGGAAGCGCTAAAGAAAGACCCTAAAATGGTTGCACTGGCAAACGCCACGGCAGCAGCACTGCTGGACACTTCCGGGATAATTGACAATGTGCTGATATATTCCAGATTTGATGAATTGCCAGAAGAACTGGTGGACATTTTGGCATACGACCTACACGTTGACTGGTACGACTACAATTACCCACTGGAAGCAAAACGGGATTTAGTGAAAAACAGTGTCAAGGTTCATAAGAAAATGGGCACAAAATATGCCATTGAAACAGCGCTGGGAAGTTTATTTCCAGAAAGCGAAGTGGAAGAGTGGTTCCAGTATGAGGGAGAACCCGGACACTTTCATATTGTGCTTGATGTGACAAACCAGAGAATAACGGCAGACTACGCAGCTATTATCCGGGCAGTGAAAATGTATAAAAGATTATCTGCACACATGGACGAATTGACCTATCAAGGACAGGTCCACGGCGTCATATACACCCACGGGGAGTATTTCAGATACAAAACACCGCTGACCGGAAGACTTAACGCCGGAACATACCCGCAGAGAAACACAAAAGCCGGGATAGGCGCTGCAACCTATATTGTGGGAACGGAAGCAGCAGGCTTCATATTCACGGCACCAGCAGCAGGCACAAAGCCATACAGAAACACGGTATTTTCACAGCAGGCGGCGCATATCGACGCAGACACGGCGTTGAATACGTTTGGCTATACAAATACACCAGCAGGACGGATAAAAGCCGGAGAGCAGCCACAGAGAAACACCAGAGGGCAGACAAGCGGCGTCATAGTCACGGCAAGTGACAGAATGGAAGCACACCGCTTCACAGTTCCGGTAGCAGGAACCGTCCCGGAAAGAAGCACGGTGCAGCGGACACAGGGCGGCGCCGTAGGGACAAGCACGCAGGCAATGGGGTTTTCATACGGCGTCAAGCCGTGCGGAAGCCACAGGAAGCTATAAAGGAGGTGAAAAGCCATGTTGACAACAGACGCAATCAATGATTTCAAAGATTTCATTGATAATATCATTGCCTATGCAAAAGTAACCGTCAACGGCGTTTCTGAAAAAAAGGTGATACACCGCCGGGAACGTCTGAAAGACGGCAGGGTTGCTGTATATGTACAGATTACCCCGCAGGTAAGCGGAAAAGCCACAGTGCAGAGGGTGCAGCTTTACAACAAAAACAATAAGTTGTGGGCTGACAAGGCGGTAAATATTCCGCTTAACAATGTACAAGAGGGCGTTTTGTACCGATTTACTTTTGATTTTACAGAAAAGGAGGTGTAACAGATGTACGAACAGAAGTTATGGCAAGACCATGTAACAGAGTTTGAAGACCGCTACACGGAAAGCAGAAATGATGATGGAACTATCACGCACACACCAGTTGAGGGGGAAATCATTCAGCAGGGAACACCGCAGAACGCAACCAACTTCAACCACATGGAAAACGGTATTTCCAATGCAACAGAAACGGCAGCGCTTATGGCGCTTTCTACAATCCACCACCAGCAGGCAATAGCTGACTTGCAGGGAGAAACAGCAACGGTGACTTTGAAGAATACGCAGCAGTACCCGTTCAACAATTCTACACAGTCAGTTGCGCTGAAGACTGAAAGAAACCACATGGACTACACCGTGGAAACAGAAATAGTGGACTACACGGGCGGTTTTCCGGGCGACATTGTTATTACAGAAAAGTTGCTGAATGGTTTTAAGATGGCACACACCGGAAGCGCAAAAAGCGTGACCGTAAAAGTTTATGTGAAAGGTGGGTTTTACTAATGGCAGCAGGTGTGATTATTAAGACAGAGGAACGCAGACAGCACGAAGAAGCGGTTATGCGTTCTTTTGGCGTGCAGGGCAGCGGGACAGCAGCACAGAGAGAAGCAGCGGAGGTTATCGCAGCCAGAAGCAGCGAGGTAGTAAGAAACCAGAATGGAGGTAGAAAGTATTATGGCTACTAATAAAATCAATGTAGTTGAAAAAACACCGGGCACACATATTGAATATGCACTGTCTGGCGGTAAAAAAATCACGTTCGGTGATGATGAATTAACAATCAATCTTGCCAGCCGTGAAAGAGATTTTGAAGTGTCACTGGACATTTGCATTGACGAAGAAGACGGCGTGGTGATTGGCACAGGAGGACGTGCGCAGAAGTACGCTGCGCAGATTGTTATTCCTGCCAGACGCTATGATGTTATCGAAGACGGAGAGGACGAAAACGGAGAACCGAAAGAAATTCCAGTGCCTATCCCGTTTGATATGTCGCTTTGCACACTTATTCTTTGGGGATTGGAGGTATAAAGAATTATGTCTAATTTTGATGATTTAGCAATGGCGGTTGCTTCCTTTGGAGGTAACAACGCAGTAAAGTTTGATGATTTGGGTATGCCGTCAATTATGGTGGGTATTCCAAAAATGAAGTATTCCGACATTATCACCGGAGGAACACAGGAAACATTGCCGTGGTGGATTGTGGACGGAGTAGAAAAAGAAGTTATCTGGGTATCAAAGTATATTAACGTCGTGGTCAATGACCGTGCATACTCACTGCCAATGAAAGACCCTAAAGCATACATTGACTTTGACACAGCGCTTGCAGTATGCCGCAGAAAGGGTGAGGGCTGGCACCTTAACCAGAACGGCGTTTTTGCTGCTATCAATCTTTGGTGCATGAAGAATGGATTTACACCACGGGGCAACACAAACTGGGATAGAAGCTATGAAAAGGCGTATGAAAAGGGTGTAAACACATACGTTGACGGTTCGCATGGCGGCGGCAGAACTGCAACGGGTTCTGGTCCGGTAACTTGGAACCATGACGGCAGCCCGGCTGGAATTGCCGACCTTTGCGGCAACTGCTGGGAGTGGGTATCTGGTATGCGCATTGTAGATGGTGAAATTCAGATTATCCCATACGGAAACGCCATGAAGTCTGACTGCAACATGGGCACAAAAAGTACAGAGTGGAAAGCAATTAAGCCGGACGGCACACTGGTAGCACCGGGAACGGTTGGAACATTAAAGATTGACAGAACCAGTGCAAGTGACGCAACACTGCGTATCAACACAAGTGTCACGACACAGACAACCGACAGCAACGACACAAGCGTACCATTCAAAGATACAAAGGCGGTAAGCGGCGTAACCATTCCACAGATTTTGATTGCGTCCGGCTTATATCCAGACGCAGGACAGACAACGCCGGGCAGATTTTGGGCAAGAAATAACGGCGAAAGACTGCCTCTCCGGGGTTCGGGTTTCTACCGCACTTCCGACGGTGGCGCTGGTGCGCTGCACTTGAACTTCGCCCGTTCTTACGTCAGCGACTTCGTTTCGCTCCGTTCCGCTTTAGTTGAATAACTGGAAACTGGGAACTGATACACTGCGGGGCTTACGGCAGTAAGCCCCATACTACAAAATACAACAAAGGTGGTTTAAGAAATGCCGGAAAACAAAACAGAAGAAAGACCGCCACAGCTGGACAATGTGCGAGATAACGCCACACAGGAAGACTTCAAAATGAAAAATAAAGTCTGGGAAATGCTGGAATATGCAGGACCACAGCTTGAAGAGTTTCCCAGAGCGAAAAGAGGACTTGCACAGAAGATAGACGGAACAATGCTGGATATTTTGGAGTTGGTCATAATGCTTGAAAATAAGCATTACAAGAAGACGACACTTGGAGAACTGGACACGAAAGTTGATGTGCTGCGGCATTTGATAAGGCTTGCGGCAAGCACAAAATACACACGTAGCGGCAAACCGTGTCTGCCAATGAAGAAATATGAAATGATGGCACGATATATCAATGAAATAGGCTGCATGGTGGGTGGCTATTATAAATCACTGAACGGCAGCACTTCCGGGAATGGGAGTGCTGCAAAATAAGACTGGTAAAAGGCAGGGTAACACCTGCTTTTTATATTATGGGAATAAGCCGTTAATAGAGGACTTGCCGTGCCTATCCGGGGTTCGAGTTTCAACAACACTTCCAACGGTGGCGCTGGTGCGCTGAACTTGAACAACGCCCGTTCTAACGTCAACAACAACGTTTCGCTCCGTTCCGCTTCACCCCATTTCTGCCAGTAGTCGTGCCCACAAGTGGACACGTCCAGTGCATTTGGGTTAAAGGGGTTTATTTCCATTCCAAAGGCTGCCAGCCGGGAGCCGTAGGAAAAAGATTGAATAGCCGTAAAGATAGTTAGTAAGCCGCAGGGCTGAAAGTCAGAGCCGGAAAGACTGGCACTGAATGTATGTTTGATGAATTACTGGGAGAAGTTGGGCTGCCTATCGGCAATCTGACTTCACAAATGTTTGCAAATTTGTATTTGAACGAACTTGACCAGTTCTGCAAACACAAACTGCACCTGCATTATTACATACGCTACATGGACGACATTATTATTTTACACCCAGACAAAAAGTATCTGGAAAAGATAAAGAATAAGATTGCGGACTTTCTGGGAAGCAAGCTGCATTTGCAACTTAACAAGAAAACTTGCATAAGACCAACCAGCATGGGTATTGAGTTTGTAGGGTTCCGCATTTGGTCAACACACATAAAATTGCGCAAGAAGACGGCAAAGAAGCTGAAACGACGATTGAAATATATGTTTGCAGCATATCACGCCGGAGAGATTGACAAAGATACACTGGATAGGTCCGTTGCTTCATACCGGGGCATATTACAGCATTTCAACAGCTACGGTATGCGCCAGAGCCTAAACGAACTGTACTTGCAGGAAATGGGCAAGCCATATCCAGAGCCGGAGAAGAAGCCAGCAAGTAAATGCGGTCTATTCTGCGGATATTACGGCAACACTGATGATTACATCAAGCAGCCAGAAGAAAAGGAGGTGACGGACAGTGGAAGCAATGCAGACGCTTAACCCAGCGGACGTCTGGGACATGGTGCAAAAAGCTATTGTATGGCTTGCGGGGATTGGGATTGTTATTGACTTAACGCCGGGAATTAAAATACAGCCCGTTCGCTGGTTGATTAAACAGCTGGGAAATCTTATGAACCACGACTTGAAAGAGCAACTGAACCAGCTTGAAAATGACTTTATAGAACACAAGGTTGATAGCTGGCGCACGGAGATACTATCATTCCAGAGCAGTTGCATAAACCATGAACGCCATACAAAAGAAGAGTTTGACCATGTTATTGATACATTGGCGAAGTATGACAAGTATATTAAGGACCACAAGTTGACAAATGGACAAGTTGACGTTGCGCATGAGTACATAGTGGATATTTACAAAGAATGTATGCGCACAAACGACTTTGCTTTGACAAAGCCGGAAGAAAAACCATAGGAGGTACAAAACAGCAACATGAAAAGTTTAATATTTTTTATCATTGGATTTGCACTGGCACTAGCAGTGCTTTTTTTATGGAATTTACAGTATTTCAGACAGCGCAGGAAGAAGAGAAAAGAAGAGTTGCAGGAACACCCGGAAAGAAAGACCAGCGCAACAAAAATCATTATCTTTTCAATTCTGGCGACTTACTACATAGCATTTGCCGTGGGCGTGTGGGTGGTAGTCACAAAGGATTTTTACCAGTTATCAGTCCTTTTGACGTTCGTTGGCGGGGTAACTGCTGCCGCAGTAGCGTTCTATTGCTGGAAAGCAAAGGCAGAAAACCTGCTGAAAATCAAAGCTGCACACCCGGAGTTGTCCGGCACGCTGTCTGACTTTTCAAGTATGACGCAGTAGCGCCGGGAGGTATAAGACATGGGACTAATAGGAAAAACAACACCAGAAAAGATTTGGAATTTTTTGAAATCAAAAGGGCTGTCCAGTTGTGGGGCAGCCGGATTGATGGGGAACCTATATGCAGAAAGCGGGCTGAACCCGCAGAACTTGCAGAACAGCTATGAAAAGAAGCTGGGGCACACTGACGCAAGCTACACAGCAGCCGTGGACAACGGCAGCTATGGAAACTTTGCAAGGGACGGCGCAGGCTATGGGCTGGCGCAGTGGACATACCACACCAGAAAAGCCGCTTTGCTGGAATATGCAAAAGCCGCCGGGAAGTCTATTGGCGACCTTGAAACACAGCTGGGGTTTCTTATGAAAGAATTGACAGAGGGCTACAAAGCCACACTGTCAGTATTAAAGAGCGCACAGACCGTCATTGTTGCTTCAAATGCAGTGCTGACACAGTTTGAGCGCCCGGCAGACCAGAGCGACACGGTGAAGACAAAGCGTGCAGGATATGGGCAGAAATACTATGACCAGTACGCAGCCGGAGCCGTTAGCAATAAAAAGAATGGAGGTACAAGCAATATGAATGTATCAGAAGTAAGAAAGAAATTTGCAGCAAGGGCGGCAGCATATGTGGGAGTGAAAGAGGGTACAGCAGCACACCACGCAATCATTGACGCCTACAACAACCACAAGCCGTTAGCGCAGGGGTACAAAGTGACATACCATGACGCATGGTGCGCAACCTTTGGTTCAAAGATTGCCATTGAAGCGGGCTACACAGACATTATCCCTACGGAGTGCAGCTGTGACCGTCAAATCAAGTTGTGGCAGCAGATGGGGCGTTGGTGTGAGAATGACGCAAAGGTGCCGGAACCGGGCGACTATATCTATTACGATTGGGACGACAACGGCGCTGGTGACTGCACAGGCAGCGCAGACCATGTGGGCATTGTGGAAAACTGCAACGGTAACACTATCACAGTTATTGAGGGCAACAAGTCCAATGCCGTTGGAAGAAGAACACTGGAAGTCAACGGGCGTTATATCAGAGGTTATGGCGTGCCGGACTTCTCAAAGAAAGCAACAAGCGAACCTGCAAAGCCTGCGGCACCTGCACAGCCTGCACAGGGAACAGCCGGGGAACAGGTATACACCGTGCAGAGAGGTGACACACTTTCTGGCATTGCTGCAAAGTATGGCACCACATACCAGAAGTTAGCAAGCTACAACGGAATCGCAAACCCTAACGTCATTAGTGTTGGGCAGAAAATCAAAATTCCGGGAAGCGGCGTGCGTACATACACCGTGAAGAGCGGTGACAGCCTTTGGGCAATCGCAGCAAAGCAGCTGGGCGACGGTTCCAGATACAATGAAATTAAGACCATGAACGGTCTTACAAGCAACACCATTTACGCTGGGCAGACATTAAAGCTGCCTGCATAATCAACAGGAGGAAAAAACAATGGATAATGTAATTTATGCAGCCGTATATTTTGCCGTAACACTGGGGGCGTTCTTGATTGGAAAGTACGTTTGCCCAAACATTCCAAAGACCGTCACAGACAAGCTGGGCGAACTGTCAGAGTGGGCGGCAAAGTTTGTGGAATGGGCAAAAGAGTTCAAAAAGGATAAGACCGGGGAAGAGAAGATGGCAGCAGTTGTGGAGCAGTTGAAGAAGATTGCTGATGAAGCCGGGCTGAATGTCACAGAAGACCAGCTGAAAGCCATTGCGCAGGCGGCATACAATGCCATGAAAGCCGGAGAGAAAGAAAGCAATACCGCAGAACCACTGGAAGCACTCACAGCCACACCAGCTGCAACGGTAGTGATTAACACAACGGCACCAGTGACAACAACAGAGAAAGTGGCTATTGCCACAGACAATGCGCCGGAGGGTGCCACGGAAACAAACGCAGACGGCACAGTGAACCTTTATGACGCAGCCGGGAACATTACCGGGAGCGTAACAAAGGAAGAAGCGGAGAAGATGGCGGCAGAAGTCACGAAGATTATTGACGAAGAGGGAAACACGCTGGCAGACCTTAAATAATGCCGCTGACGCTTTGCAGAATAAGCCAGAACGAGAAGAAAAGACCGTAAGTGGAGAAATACACCACTTGCGGTCTTTTTGCGTTTACGGGGCAAATACGGCGTTACATTGTTTTATATGTGTACTCAATCCCGCTTTCAGTTGCAGTGATTGTGTCCAGCTGGTCTTTATAGCAGCCACGGGCAGCAGTCGCACGGGCTTTTCTGATGGCTTCATTTTGACTTCTGGCGCTTATGTGCAGCCAGTCAATGCGGACGCCATCATTGTTCACAATGGATATTGCAAAGGATTTATGAGCAATGCGCTTCACAGAACCTTTGCCGTTGCACTGGTAGCAAGGACCAGTCATGCCGGATTTATAAATGAATTTGCCGGAACCATTGCACTTGCTGCAAATAACAATATCTGTTTTCATAATCATTCACCATTCTTTCTGGCTGGCTGCTATGCGATAGCAACCAGTCTTTCTGCACCCATTTTTCTTTCACGAACAACGCCATCTTGATTGCTTTTCAGAAGACAAGTAAATGTCTTCCCGGTCTTGCTTGGGATAAGGTCAACCACGGTGCTTGTATATCCGTAGTTCCACATGATAACGTCCCCGGTCTTTAATTCTTTTACTGCCTTTGCTTCCTGCTTGTTATATATTCCTTGAAGTTTTACTGTCATTGCTTTGCCCTCCGTGTTCTGTATTTCTTTAACTGTCTTTATTATATACTTACGGAAGTATAATTGTATAATATGTATACTTCCGTAAGATAAAAGCATTTTACATGGTGCCGATAAAATCAGAACTGGTCAGCGCCCAGAACTGCGCAGCGTGAATAGTTGGGAACTTTGGTATTTCCCATGTGATACCGTCATACACAATCTTGTATATGCCGCCTTTGTTTACCGTCAGATAGTATTTATCAGTATCACTTTTCCGGTCTGCCGGGTGCGTGTCCTGCACCATGAATGAAAGCCCGTTCTTTCTGAAACGTCTATTATAAGATTTTCCCATATATTATCACCATTCTTTCTGGGCGGCAGCAGCGCCGCCCGTGTAGTTATTAGTCAAGGCAACATTCCATTGAAATTGGATATTGCGCTTTTAATTTTTCAAAAGCAGCCTTTGTGACCCGGTAGCTGCGCCAGTTTTCAATTTTCTTCTGGCAACCATCAATCCAGTGGGCTTCAATTTCTGTAATGCCCCTGCCTTTTAATTCAAGCGGGGTATCAACAAAATAATGTTTGCCATAATATGAAAGGCTGGCTTCCATCTTAACTTCTGGCTTGCGCTGCCCCATTTCTGGGGTGTAGCAGTGCAGCCCATTTATTCTATCTTCCATGTAAATGATTTTTCCCATATCGTTTGACCTCCGTGTGTTTGATTTCCTTAACTGTCTTTATTATATACTTACGGAAGTATAAAAGCAATCGGCAAAATATACAAATATACTTCCGTAAGATTGTATAAAATGTATACTTCCGTAAGAAAACAAAGTGTGATATACTGATTAAAAACCACAGGAGGTGCAGAAAATGCCAGATACAACAGAAAAGAAGACTATACCGAGAGGACCAGCAGCCACGGCAGCAAAGAACAAATACCGTGACAATAACTATGACCGCATGGAACTTGCGGTGCCAAAAGGAATGAAAGCCCGTATAAAAGAGGTTGCAAAAGAACAGGGCTATTCATCACAGAATAACTATGTTGTGGAAGCTGTAAAAGAAAAATACCAGCGGGACACTGGGGAGGAATTGACATGGCAGAAAGAATGAAAATGATATGCACTGGCGGTCCGTATGGCGACGCCAGCAGCAGTTATGTTGTGAAATTAGATAAAGAATACACGGTGCAAGAATTTGTAAAAATGGTGCTGGACGAAAAGCCGGGAGAATGGGGAAATTTTGAGATAACAACAGATTTTCACTACACATATACGAACCGGAAAGACATTTGCGAGTACAAGCGAGGAAAAATAATTGCTGATTTTAGAGAAGAAAAAACAAAAACAATGGTAGTATCGGAAGTGATAGCGCACGGCGGCTGGACCAATATGAATTACTTTATAAAAGTTGAATAAATCCACAAAAACCTATTGACAATATACTTCCGTAAGTATATAATAAAGATAGTTAAAGAAGCAACAATACTTTAACGAATACGGCAAGGGAAAGGAGAAAACATGGCAGACAATATGACAGATAAACAGTTTGAAAAAATCTTGAAAATGGTTGAAATGATTTTGGACGGTTGCAAAGACCTTGACGAAGCAAAAGCAAAGGTTAAGGAACTTACAGAAGACCAGAAAAAAGAAAAGTCGGCAGAATAGCCGACAGGGTACAAACAGAGGGGCGGCGGGCTTGCCACCAAAGCCCCAAACTGTTTATATAGATATAATATCAAGAAAACGTGGCAAGGTCAATATAATTCAATACGGAGGTAGGACGAATGGTACAAACAATGAAAGAGTATCAGAAAGAATATTTTGAAAAAGAGGGCTACACCATAATTGACAATATGGAAAATGCAATCAACGCATTTTGCGAGAGATACCCGCAACATACAAATGTTGCAGAAGAAAGCATACTAAATGACACAAACTGTGATTGGGTAGTGCTGAATGACGGAAGCGTGGCAGTTCTTCCGGGAATATTAGAAAAGCCAGTGTGTGAAGTGTCGGAATACTACGGCGACAATGTGTTTATGCTTGTTTCAAGAGTGAATAAGGCATTGCAAAGAGCAGGGCAGACGGAAAAAGCGGAAGCATGGAACAGAGAATATAAAGAGCAGCAGGACTATGAAGCGGTTTGGGAATTAGCAAGAAAGTATGTTACAATCATATAAAGTAAATACGGAGGAAAAGCAGATGGAAGAAAGCAAACCTGCGATATGGAACCCAGACAAAGCGCTGGAGGGTGTATTTTGTCCAACGTGCGGGAACTGGATTGATGACTACACGGGGCAACCGGAAAACTGCCCGGAGTGCGGGCAAAAACTGTCCGGGTGGATAGATGGGAGAAAACACCCGCCAGAACTGCACAAGACAAAATAAAAAGAAGAACCCCGGCAGGCAGCAGCCTTGCTGGGGTTTTCTATTTTGTACTAACTTAACACAGCCCACCGGTAACCTTGACAGCAAGACCAGCGCCGAGGTGCTGGGGCTTATCAAGCGCACCAGTGCGGAGTTCCGGCAAACCGTTGTGATGATTACCCACAACAACGATATTGCCCGTCTTGCAGATCGGATTGTCCGCATTGAGGACGGCAAAATTGTGGAATAAGTAGGGGGTGGCAGACTATGACATGGCCTTTTGAAAATGATACCAGTAACATTGAAAAGAAACTGGCAAAGCGCAGTTTGCACCATGAACGGCAGCGTAATTTATTTGCAATCATTGCTCTGGCGCTAACTGCATTTATGATAACTGCGACATTCAGTATTGGCTTTAGTTACTTTGAAACCTACCAAATGCAACAAATCCGCTTAATGGGAACTACCGCAGATGCCGGAATCACAAATGTAACGGAAGAACAGTTGGTTGAGATTTCAAAATCAAGTCTTGTACTTGACGTAGGCATACAGCAGCGTTTAGGCAGTGTTGATACAGAGCAACTGCAAAATGCGAGATTAGGTATAGTTTGGATAGATGATA